CTTATGTAGGTGCGATTATTTCATATCACTACGCTTCTCAACTCAGTATTTGGTATGCTTGTATTTTATCTGTGGTTGCGGGGGCGAGCGGGGCGATGATAGTAGAAGTCCTGCTTAAACTCTTGCCGGGAATTATTAAAGACCTCTTAAAAAGTTGGCTCGAACGAGTCGTAGGAACTAAATAAAACAAAGCCCCTAGAGATAGGGGCTTATCTTATTCTACTGTTTTGGTGTGTCGGGTGCGTTGGTGCTTAGGTATTCATCTAAATAACCATTGAGTTCTAAATCTAAAACTTTAACAGCTTTATTAACTAGCTCAGATTTACTAAGTCCGTCATACACCTGCTGACCGACATAAACACCACCTAGCATTGCTAAACCTTGTTTACTCGGTGCAAGCACACTTACAACACCTGCGATAGCACCAACTTTAACTGCAGTAGTGAATGCTCGTTTTGACATCTCAAAGTATGATTTGTCTAGCAGTGAATAGTAATCAGAATCTTCCCTAGCATATTCATAGTAGAAAGATGCTGTAAATGCTGCAATGACTGCCGCCACTACTGCAACTACAGTGACTACTTTAAATGCCCCCAACACCATTCCGTATCTGTCAAATAAATATACAATTAGATATAGCATAGTTTCTCCTTATCTATACATCGCTCTGATTGCATCTGCACTTGGCATGAACACAAGCAGTAATAAAAATACTACTGTGATTGTAGTAGTTACGATAATCGGCATTTTTACCTTATTGGCATCTTTGAAGAGTACCGGTGAATAGAGTTCAATTATTAGAAATCCAGTCGCTACAGCACCTAAGATTACAAGTGTAAAACTTACGGGGTTAAGAACATGTATAACCCCAATCCAATATTCCATGTTCATATTATTTCTCCCATGTACTAGGTTCGTTAAAAATAGTAATCATTTTCTCAACATCTACCATTGCTTGATTAAACTCAACATCGAGTTCCGCAACCTTACGTGCAACATACTCGTCGTGGAACTCCTCGCCATATCTGCGATAGTCACCAAGTTCAGTGCCAATCGAGAATGACATGTTTTGATTTGCAGTTCTAACAGTGAACCCTAGTGTTAGGCTATTCTCGTTTGCAAACATTGTTTCAAACTCAACAACAGCGTGACCACCTTGCACTAGCGGGTGTGAGTTCACTTCTTTATAGAAACTGTGGATAATGTCGTAGTTAAGACCATTTAGTTTTTTGTTCATATTATTCCTCCGTTTGTGGAATCTTGTTGTCATTATGATGTTGGTTATAGATTACATTTACCATGCTACCTGCGGTGTCGTCTATAAATGCTTGTAGCTTCTCAGGCGACAACGAGATAAGCTCGAACACATCGAGTTTATGCATTGCATACTTAGTGTTACCATTCAACGTAGACATAAAGCTTACAAACGCAGCTCCATTTGACTCTGAAATAATAGAGCCTTCGACCGCATCTACACCAATTTTAGATGCTAGTGATTCTACAGTTTTCACCATCTCTTTACACGCATTGTAAACCACAAATTCTGATTTACTCATTACTTTTCCTAGCATATTGTTACCTCACCTGTACGTGCAAAATTTAAAGCATCTATCCAAGCTTTCGCATCTGACTCACTTGAGAAGCAGTTACCCTGCTTGTGACGATTTCTGTCTAAACCAAATACGCTAGAGTATATGGTACTGCTAACAAGTAGTTCTCCATCAGACCTGTCAATGTACCAATAATTATCTCCTTCTTTTGGATTTATTGGTTTTGGTAAACGCAAGGTTGCTAATTTTGGGTTGAGCATAGGGTCTTTCGGTTCTTCATATGGTCTCCAATTTAACTTACCATACTCGCTGATTTCAACCAGTGAACCATCAACAGGGTTACGAACAATATACTCACCATCAGCTGTTTTACCTACAACTTCAACAGTTGTTGTCATACCAGCATCTATTTTGGTTACTCTACTTTTATTCTGCCATGCTTCTTCTAGGATTTTATCCTGTGTTTTTGCAGGTTCTTGCCACATGCCAACGATGTCGTATTCACTTTCGTGAATATGCTCGTAGTATGAACCAGTGCACTTCCATCGCATCATGCTACTATACTGCTTGCTGTGCTCTCTTTCGGAATCTATACCGATTAGGCATCTAACTTCCTTACTCTCCGGGAATAAGTCTCTGAGGTCGCCTAGCACGTACGCTTTACTGCCACATCTCAGCCTAACAGGTTTACCACTCAATGCTTCTTCTAAATTAAATTGCTTCATCTGTATTCCTCCGGTAGTTGTGGTGGCATAGTCCAATGTGTTACATTCATTTCAATAGCCCATTTGCCTTTGAACATGTAGTTAAGTAGTATTTGCTTTTTAGGACCTGTAGCTAGAACTATCGGGCTAAACCATCTTCATCTTGTTCAGGCATTTGCTCGCTACATTTAATCCATTTATATTCTGACATTTTATACACGCCCCACTAACGTTGTTTTAGGGATTGCCACTGTTTTAACTGCGTCGTTGCTCAGTAAAAACTTATAGGTGTAGCAGTCATCACGGCTGTTGATAATCTCTGTCACAGAGATAACTTTACAGCGTGTCTCTGCTTCCACATGGTGAATACGATGTTTAAGCATTGTATTTTTAAGTGCTAATGTTTCATCGACAAGTTTATCAATGCTTACACCTAAACCCGAATCATACTTGCCGAAGTCTTTATGAATTTCAGTAATACCTAAATCGTTATCAGCTTGAACAGTTTGTGATACATCAGATGTATTTTCATCATTCTCATCCCAAAGTCCAACGATGTCATATGGGTCATTCATCAGTTTGCCAAGATACTTACCTGAATCGTCCCATGACATAATTGCAATGGTTTCGGGAAATGCATCGCTCGTTGAGTACCCAATGTACTTATTCAATGGACCGCTTTTACAGTTTAGTTGCTGAAAGAAGTTTTCAGCATTGCCAATCACGTATGCCTTACGCCCATTTCTAAGCTCTACAGGTCTGCCTTTGTTACACGCCATGTCAATATAATCAATTTGTTTCATATAATTTTCCTTTTTAAGTGTGCCGGAGCACCGACACACGTTATCTTATTTATAGTCTGATGGCTTAATTGCCACTTTCCAGTCGTCTGCCATGTAGTCATCGAGCGTTGGCACGTAGACATTTAATGCACCTTCTGTATCTTTACGCATTAAGAAGCTGTTTACATCGAGCCCATCTTGCCCTGCGTTGCCATACTCGTTATTAATGACTTCTTTAATCTTGTCACCTTGCACGACAAATGCATACTCGCCTTTGCCCCATGACTCTCGATAAAAGCGTCCACCTAATCTAGAACTACTAATTACTTGAATAAATAGCATAATTAATCTCCTTCTCGGATAAATATTCCGTCTACCATTTTACCTTTACGGTCTTTAATCTCGTTGTATGCTGCCTCTAGGCAATCAACCAACGACCATTTGTGCAAGTATGCAATCTCTGCCAACGTATCGCATAATGCATAAATATTTCCAATGCAACGGTCGATGTCTCTGTTTGTCACATTAATAAAATATGAGATAGCACCGAGTTCTGTTGCACCTCGCACTACAATTTTCTCACTGACATCAGGAACATCTAAGGCGGTACGCTCGAATACCAACTTGTCAATACTAAAGCTGTCGCTACCAAGCTGTGCTGCAAGAATAATACAGACAACCAATGTGTCACCGATACTGTCTTTAATCAGTGCTTCATCTTTCTTAGCAATACCACGTGCAAGTTCACCGTATTCTTCAATCAGCTTAATGCACTGTGCTTCAGGCTTAGAGCCTTCGATTAAGTTGCGGTCTACCGCCCACTGTTTAACGAGTCCTTGAAAATACTCGCCAGCACTTGCCATTGATTCCATTATTTACCTCTCTTTGTTAAAAATTCTTCAACTAAATCCGCAAGGTTTGCATCAGTAGTTGAACGTACTTCATAGTTTAATGCGCATACAAGGGTTAGCATGACAACACGTAATTTATATTCTTCCACGACTGGGTCATTGCCTATGGAGAAGTGCCATGTGATGTTGGCAAGTTCACCAAGCACCTCATATGTAGCAACTTTTCTGTTCACATCTTTATATTCAATACCTGTCGCTGCGGTTGAAAACTTAATTGCTTCATCGATATTATCCAGCCCAATGAATAACACTTCGCTTAACGCATTTACACGGGCAAGATATGTAATAATTAGCACGAAGTAGTAAGCACACTGTTCTTTATATTCTGCTGTTGTGCGGTCTTGCTCGGACGCATAGTAGATATAGTGGTGAACAGACGCAATATGCTCGAATATTAACTCAAGAGTCGATAACTCTGTAAGCTCACATGCCTTAACTCGTGGCACGAGTTCTGATAATTTATTTGCCATCTGTTGCCTCAATAATCTGTCTTTCTAAATCACGTAACTGGTCATCTGTTAAATTGCTCTCAACCAATCTGAAGATAACTCTGCGTAGAACGACAGGAAGTGTCGCTGCACGGTAAAGCTTTGCTTCTGCATAATATGCCAACATTAATTCTTCTGTCGGCTCGTTGTACTCTTTAAACAGTTCGATGAGCGGGTCTAAGCGGTCACGGCTTACACCTTTCTTTCCTTGCTCAATCATACTGAGATAAGCAGATGAGATTCCCATTTTTTCTGCGACATACTTTGCAGCAAGTCGGTGTTTCGCTCTAAAGGCTCGGATAATATCTGCAACATTATTATGCGTCATATGCGTTTGCTCCATAGTGTTCTTTGCATAGTTGGTTAATCTCAAACAAGATAGCTGACATGCCTTCGTTAAACTGCTCGGTTGAAGTAATCTTGTCGCAATATACCTGCCACATTGCATTTAACACTGCTTGCGTGTCATCATTAAACTGTGCGATAAACTTCGCAAATAGTTCTTTATGGCTTTTAAGCAATCTGCGTTGTGGGAAGCTCGCTTGTCCGTCTGCTCGCATACGTGCAACATAATCCCATGCTTTCATCAAATCTTGTCTACCGTTCTTATCTTGGTGACGAATGACATATTTAATGGCATTGCCTAAATCCCATGGCAGTTGCAGTGGTACAATGACATGGCGTGGTTGAATTTCAAGCTTGCAGTAGTGTCCACCGCCCACTTGTGTTTCATCTAATTTTGTTTTCTTAATGTGTTGGTTCATAGTGATTGCCTCGTTTATTACGTATTCTCTCCACGTGATTAATTGACTCCACGTGCCTTCCATGTTTAACAACTTCCATACAACTTCATCGCTAAACTCATAATCCATATTGGTTGTTGCAAAGTAAAACGTCGTAAGAAAATTATTCTTACCTACTTCTCTACCATGCTCTCTAGCCATGCTAAGGAGTGTCGGTGTGATGTCATTCCCCATATATGCTGTTGCGGTATCTGCAACGGTATAAGTGAAGTGGTCTTTGTCGTGTTCATCTCGCCATGCACTACCAACTGCAAATCGATATTTATGTTTGAATTTGGTCAGTACATCGTGCTCGGTCATAGATATTCGCACTGTTTGAAGTGTGCTAGCCGACTTAACTCCACTTGATATTCCGTCTATGGAGAAAACTATAAAGTTATCGGCTAGTGCTCGTAGAGGGCGAAGAAGCTTATTAGGGTCATGCTTCTTCTTACGTTTTTGCTTTGCCATAGAGACGCTCCGTTTAGTAAAAATTAACGGTACTCATCAAAAGTATTGAATGAGTTGTTTTCCTATTTTTACTATGCTATAGTTGCGTCGTACAGATTTGGGAACTGTGCGACATTTTTGTTCATTTTGGTAGAAGTCATAAAGCCTTGCGTAACAGCAGGGCTTTATTTTTATATAACACAAACACTGTCGATGTCTGCGTTGCCCTTAATTTGTGCAATATTTGTTAGCTCACATGCAATCTTAACCGCTTCTCTTGCTGTTGCACCTGCCATCATTGCTGCACGTGCTGCAATCACTGCATCTTCACTGCCCACTGCATATTCATCTGATGTCACCGGTAATGCATACGGTGCATTAGACAGATTAAATACGGCTGGAATGTTAATATGCTCATTCACAATGATGAGAATACCTGAGAAGGTTTCAGCATTGTATAATCGGTTTACCCACATTTCCTGCTCGACATCTTTAAGCTTAAATTGGTGCGGGGTGTAGTCATCAAATCGTGACCCAGCAAAAAACTTAATAAGGTCGCATACAATAGCAGCTGTAGTAGTATCGCCTGAGACAGCAATATAATATGTCATTCCGCCATCAACATGCTTGCAGAACTTCTGTCTTTCACCAGTCACAATGCCATACATATATTCCGCACGGTCAGATGCGAGAATGTTATTTTTGAAAACAATAATTGTCATGGTCGTTGTCCTATAATGTTGTAATAAGTGTGGTAAGCACTTGCTGTCTTGCCAATGCCTACTAATATTTTTGCAGTTTTAGCACCCGGTGTAGACCATTCATCTTGCACCGACCACGCTAAATCTCCGACATGTAATCCCTTACCTTCTACGGTAGAGTATACAATGTCTCTGATTGTCAAATAGTCTATAGAGGCGGGTAATAGAGCTGAGAATGTATATACATCCCCAGCCATATTATCTAACTCCTCGTCCAGTCTAGCTGACATTTGTGCTAGGGTTTCCTTCATCATAGTTGTACGCATCCGAGTTTAGATATGCCTTAGCCAGTGGCGATGTTAAATCCACATACCACGTGCGAACAGGCGGGTTATTTTGCATAAAGTCCGAGTTAGCCCACATCCGTTTGCTGACACCACGTACCGCACCGATTTCTTCCAGCGCTGTCTCTAGGCGTTCAACACCAAACTGGCGGGTTCTTGCGAACTCCCGTAGTGCATTGTTATCAATGTACATCTTAGCATCTTCAAGCTCAACACGAATGTATGCTCTACGCATCGGCTGTCGTATTGGCATTGGAGATGTCTTAGCGTTCTTGACAACAATCGTTGAGTCAATGTAAGTACCGAGCATTTCACTGAGTAAGTCATATTCACTTACCACTTTAGATTCTGCTCGTTTTTTCAAGCTTACTAGCATTTTACATGCTGATGTAAACACTTCTTGAGGGTTAAATGGGAACACCCCTGCATCATGTGCAATCTTAGCACCGACACAAGCTGCGGTCATAATATCGCCCCAAAAACGATGTCTACCATGTAATTTGCATCGCTCTGTTATACTGCGGGAAACCGTGCCCCACAACTCTTGTATTTCTTCCATGCGGTGCAGAACGTGCTCAATAAACACTGGACCTGCAATACCGAAATGTTTTTGCACTTCACGTACAGCATCGTCACCATAGTTCTTATCCTTAGATTGTTCCAATGCTCTTACAGGAATTTCAACAATACGCATTAGGTATGCTTCATTCTCTGCACGTGCTTCTGTAATTCTGTTCCATAGACTTACGTTTGAGCTCGAAAATACGTGAGATTTCCAACCCGGCAATGACTGTCTGATGTCATTAACTTGATGGCTACCACGTGCCTTAGCTCGTCCGCTCGTACAAGTATGTACGAACGCCATAAGACTGTCGGTGTCCATCTGCCCTGTTTCATCGAGTGTCAGTGGTAAACTATTTACATAACTGATAATCTCGAAGAACGCTGTCACGGTTGTACCGTGCTGTGCTTGTAGCACAAATGGGTCAGGTGATTGTCCGAAAATACCTGCAATAACCTTTGTTAATGTGGTCTTACCAAACCCTGAATCTTCGGAGTAGATATTTACCACACCACCAACTTCTGAGCCGAATCGTGCACGAATAGGTGCACCGAAACCCATTGCAAGGATAAGTCTGTATAACTCAGCGTCAGGTGCTCCATAGAGTTTATTTATTGCACTGTTCCAGTTATCCACTTGAAGTCGTGCATCTCGTCTAATTTCGCAACTTTCAGCAAAATTTTTCGCAATGTTGGTGTCAGGGATTGGCGACATCTTGCGACCCGCTTTTGTAAATTCCCATTTACCTAATACGAAACCATCGTTTGTCGTCCAACCTAGTTGTCTAGGCGGATTTGTCATCGCTCGAGTTCTTTGCAACTGTGCACCTTGAGCACGTAAGTAACGATAAAGGTCTGATGTACTTGTCTCTGGTGGCAACAGTATATTATGAGCGGCAAGTTTAATCGGGAGTGTGTTCACTGGACCGAAAATGTCGTCACTGCTCAGTTCAATTTCATTCACGCCATCATGTGGAGTGTGCTGTCTCGCCCAAAATCTAGGCTTGTTATCTGCACCCATGCCGATACGGTCGTAGATGTACAGGTCGAAGTCATATACTTGTTTGTTTACTGCTTCTCCATCGCTCGTATCTTGCATCCATACACCGCCTGTTGGTGGTCTATAGAATGGGAACGGATATTCAGGGATAATAAACTTCTCAGTATATTCTTCATCGTCCGATGTGTTGTTTCCAGCCATCGGTGCTTCTACCACTACAGGTAACCGTTCTTCAACGCCTAACATAATTGGAGATTGCGTTTGTCGCTGTGAGATGCCATTAAAGTGTGGACATCCTTTACAACCGTCAGGGTTGTTCTGCGAGAACCAAAGACAGGTGCGTGGTGCTGACCACTGCTCCATCTTTTTGATTGTCACTCTAGGGTCGAACTCAGGGTGATTTTCTGAAATCTTAATCGCCCATTCTTCGCCATCGATACAGAACTTAGCAATACTCAGTGCAGCTGCCCACATGGGTTCAGGAGTTGTATCTTGATGTTGATACATGTCGTACAACTGCTTGCAACCGGTATTTGTCAGCTCACTACGTTGAATAATATTGGCAAATTTCTTTGGTGTAGTTAGTTCTTGTTCTGTTAATGTGCTCTCTGCGTTTTCTAAAAACTCAGGCTTTGCACCGAGTCCAGCCAGCATATCTTGTTGTTCAACAAAAATCGGGTCTTGGATATATGGGCGGAGTCTGTCTAATGCTTGATTAAACTGGTCTACCGTCACAGGTGCATTACTTGCAATAATCTCTACTGTCGCACCGCTATGGTGTAGCGTAGATGGTACACGTAGCACAGATGATGCATCTGCAGTTCGTGCGGGGTCTGCTTCAAAACTCCAACGAGCACATACTGCTTTAAGGGTTAGAGCCATTCTTCGCCATTCATCGAGCGGAATGTCTCGTTCAAACTGCCAGTAAATATGATAACCAGCTCCACTGCTTACAACATAGGTTGGCATTGGTAGCTGAGTGGATTCAAGAAAACTTATAAATGCTCTCTGCCCATCTTCACGAGTGCGGTAGCATCCTTTTCCAGCGTGTTTTTGCCATTTTTCTTCGCCACAATCTATGTCGAACCACAAAGCTTTTAAGTGAGTACAATATGCCGACTTACGTGCGTATCTGTTAGGTTCAAAAGGTTTAAAACTACCTAATGCAAAATAGACACCTTTACATTCATCGGTAATATAATCAATCGCTGCCTGTGTTTCTAGCTCATTATTGAAATCAACCCATCGTTCTACCCAAATTGGACGACCATCTTTTCGTACTTTAGTCTTGTGCGGTCCTGTAATGAGATTACGACCGACTTGACTGGTTAGGTCACGTAAAAACGACATTTTGTATTTCCTTTTGGTTAAGTTGGATTGAGATTATGGATTTTATTCAGCGTTTTGTAAATCGCTAATTTTGTTTTTCATTCCTAAAATCTCTACCAATACTCTGAGAATTTCGGTAGTAAGTGCATTGTCTTTACATGGTAATAAACCACGCTCAATGCCGAGTGGGATAATTGTGTTTAAGCAGTTGTGCAACAGGGCGTGTTCTGCATCATCGAGTGGAAGTTCACCCGATAAATCCTGTTTAACAGCGTCGGTGTCAAGCAGTAATAACTCAGCAATGCACTCATAAGGTAATCGTGCATCTGCCACGAGATTAATCGTGTTGTGCTCTCTACTATTTGCACCATATGCTTTAATTGCTGAACGAACTGTTGCTGTTGGTATTTTCTTGTAAGCCATATTTACTCCAATAAGCGGGGTTTCCCCCGCGTTTAATTAGTGATGTCCGCCAAAGAGTGCTGCTGCTGTAGCACGGATATTTGAGTCACGTGTTACAGATGCATCATCTACTGCAGGTGATGGAGGCGGTTGCGTTGCCATCGGTTGTGGCATATAACCGTTCACTTCTGCAAGAGTTGGTTCAGGCTCAGGCGGGCGTGGTGTCCATGCTTTCTGAGCTTCATACGCCTGTTGCAATTCTTCGCTAGAAGGTGTTTTACCTACTGGCGGTGGTGGCGGAGGCGGAGGTGTTACCGCCGGTTGTGCCTGTGTCACTGGAGCTGGTTGTACCGGTGGTGGCGGTGGAGGCGGTGGAGTTACCGCTGGCTGAGTTTGAGCCACTTGTGCCACTTGTGCCACTGGTGGCGGTGGAGGTGGCGGAGTTACCGCTGGTTGTGCCTGTACCACTGGAGCGGGTTGTACCAGTGGTGGCGGTGGTGGAGGCGGAGTCACTACTGGAGCTGCAGCCTCATCAAATGCCTTAGTTGCGGTTACTTGCACGGATTGCTCTTGTTCTTGCGTAACAATCGTTGCTGGTTTTAATTCAGGCTTAGGCTCTGCCACTGGAGCAGAACGCTTTTGCTGTTTAGGTGCTTCAACAATCGGCTGTGCTGGCATGATAGGACGATTGTTGTCGGTGTTAAGAGACACCGTAGCTGTACCGTCCGCACCAATGTGCACGTTTAAAGACAGATTTAGGGTTAATGTTTGTAAGCTCATATAAGTTCCTTATACTTCATTAGGGTAGTTCGCTGTTAAGTAGGCTAATGCTGTTGCATCATCAACTTGAACAATCCAATCTTTAATTGCTTGTGGCAATGTTGCACTTGCTAACCATTTGTCACGACCAGTGAGTGTTGGTGCGACAGGTGCTGGCGGAGCTGGAATATGTGGTAAAGCTGGTGCGGTTGATTGAGCAGGTGTTGCATCAATCTCAACGGTCAATGCATCGTGCATAGACGGTGAGTTCTGTAACTCTTTTACTTTATCGAACTGTTCTTTATTTAAGTAGCCGATTGGTGTGAAGAAGAAACCATGTGTTTGACCTTTCGGCAAGCTCACACGTGTCACCACTGCTTCCCATGGTGTCTTAGTTTGTTGTAGAAGTTTTGCGAAGTTTGTGAAACCCCATGCGAAACCGCCCAACGGACTAGGAATACCATTTGTGTCTTTGTTAAAGAGCGAACGGCTTGATACCTTAATACGATATACACGGTCAAGTTCAGGATAAACTGCAACTGCCACATGTTTAAAGTAACCACATGCACGACCTTCGCCATTTGCACCTGTACCTGATACATTCATCGGACAGTTAGCACAATCATGTGCCTGTGGTTTTTCAGCATTACGGCTAGGAACTTTCCCATCTGCGGAATAACAAGTCGGTGCTGATGATTCACCGTCTTTATAAGTGCCTTCATAATAAGCACGGTATGTGTCACGACCAGCTGGCTGTGCATCTAACACAACGACATCAATAGAAAGAGATGTTGAAGAACGCACACCACCAACATCTGTAACAATACCACCATCTACAACAGTAATACGGTCTACAGAAATCCCTGTAGCTTGGTCATCAAGTGTTGAATGATAATCACCATTTTGGAGATATGCGGGTAATCCAGCTGACTGTTCAAAGGGAACTAGCTGTGCGGGAGTTGCTAAATTTGTACTCATGATTGCTCCTATGCTCTACGTACAGAAATAGAAAGAATGTTGTCGATAGCCATACCGTCAGGTAATGTACCACCGTCAGCAATATAAGCGGCTACTTCGCCCTGTGTAATTTGACCATTTACAATCTGTGCTGCAACTTCAGGATTTTGCACCATCCATTGTCTGAACACATACGGGTCTACCACACTATATTTTGTCTTGGAAACTTGAGAGACAGTACCGTTAATTGTCTTAACAGACTCGGTCTTTGTCTCGTTCATGCGTTTGTTCAATTCCGCCTCAATCATTTGCATCTGTTGTTTTGTGTGTTCAACAGCGGGTTTAATTGAAGCTTCAAGGTCAGACTTGTGAGCTCGTAGGTCGATATACCATTTAACAAGTGTTGGAATATCGTATTGGGTTGTATCAATTAATTGGAAGTTGTCAGTCATATTATAGCCCCCGGATAAAATCCGTGTAGAGATTTAATAAATCAGCTTGAGAGAGTTTTCTCTGCTGTAGTGTTTTATATAATTTTTCTTCCACTGGCGTTGAGTGCAAGTGGTAGATGTGCATGTCTTGTGTTTGACCCGGTCGGTCAATACGGTTACACGCTTGCTGGTATGTCTCATTTGATGTAACAGGTCCGAACCAAATAATACAACTGGCAGCTGTTGCTGTAACACCATGGGACATCGCTCTTGCAACTGCAAGGATTACATCGGGTTCATCTTCTGTTTGGAACTGCATGAAAATTTCTGCTCGTTCTTTTGCCGAAGTGTCTCCTGTAATCACAGCGACTTTAAAATGCTTGCTGAGTTCTTCTTCAAGCATGGCGATTGTATGTTTAAACGGAGCAAATACTAATGTCTTGCCTTTGCCTTGCACAGTTGAACGTGCTCTAGCTTGTTTAATTAACTCAATCGTCTTTTCAATGCGTGGTGTGACATCAAATTTCATTGCCTCACGTGCATCGTTGTAAATTGCACCTGTCGCAACTTGTAGCAACTTACTCATTAGTGCACCGCCATTTACTGCGGTAATGGTGACTTCTTCGTTCCCGACAAACTGGTCGTTCTTCATTTTCTTATAGAACTCGGCTTGCATTGGTGTAAGCGGAACTTCTACGTACTCATGTGTCACGGTCGGGAGTGTAAGAACTTCACTCTTTTCAATTTTTATAGCGGGTCTCATGTACTGTGCAACAGTATCATGTGCATCGAATCTTGGTTGCCATGTAAACTGAGACACTTTACGCATGACCATTTCTTTAAAGCGAAACGCTGATATACCACGAACATTGTCAGGTTTAATCAACTTTATCTGCCCATAGACTTCATCGGGTTGGTTCGGCATTGGTGTTCCTGTTAGCCCCCATGCATATTCTGCTTGTTGGCAAATGGGGAATACTGCTTTCCAACGGTTCGACTTGTCATTCTTAAATGCTGTCAGCTCGTCAATCACCACTACATCATAGTGATTTTTTAACAGTTGTTTCTGAATAATCTCTACACCGTCATGATTAATGATATGGATATGAGCGTCGTTAGATGCTAGTTTTAACCGTTCTTCCCGTTCACCGTGCAATACGGTTACTTGATACAGTGGGTTAATTGCAAAGAACTCGTCTTTCCATGTCGATTTCATATTTGAAAGTGCACCGACAATCAGCACTCTGTTAATTTTCTTCTGTTTAAACAGATAATCTACTGTCCAAACAACACTTGCTGTCTTACCTGTTCCCATGTCAGCGAGACAAAAGCCACGCTTGTTGGCTGATAAGAATGAGCATATTTTAAGTTGATGCAAATAAGGCTCGAATCGCCCTACAAAATCATAATCCCGCAACATAGGCGAGAGTGTTGGCACATGCCAGTTAGCAACTTGTTGCGTTGTCTCCAGTGTCCATGGGACACACAGTCGTTGTCCGTCGCCTAGTACATCAGACAGATAACAACCTTTGACAGACATTGCAATTTGTTGGGCTAACTGTGTCTTAATCAACAAATGAGAATTATCGCCATAAACTTCTAATACGTTTCGTCTCATAATCCTATAATCTGTTTGATTTCATCGTCTGATTTATTTGCATAAATCTCGGATGATTGGCGAATAGCATTAATCACATTTGAAACTGCGGAGCTCTCAGAATTTTCCTGCTCGGTCTCACTCGAGAAGTAGTCAATCTCATGTAGAGCTTGCTTAATTGTTTCAGTTGCACTGGCGAGCGATAACGATGTCTGTGTCGCTACTTGTGTAACGATTGACAGCAAGGTCACGTTGCCCTGTGGTTGTTTCGCTTGCACAGCTTGTAACTGTGTAGCGGTGCGTTCGTTTGTATCTCTCGTTGGTTCGAGCAGATTTAGAACGGCTTTTAAAGCGACTATTGCTACATCGCCACGAGCGATTAAATACCGCTCTTTATCCGAGATGGTAGACATACTATACCCTTTTGGTTGAAGTCGTCAAGATTATTTTTTACGGTTTTTTACACCACGATTATAATTAACTGAAGTAATCTGTAAGTTAGAGCGGGAATTTGAGCCACCTTGTGAAAGTGGTCGTTTGTGGTCTACATCTTTACCTTTTAAAGCTGCTTTACCAACTTCCTTCTCCATTGTCTTACGAGCTTTGTTTCGTGCTGCTCTGTTAGCAATCTGCTCAGGTTTAGCATGATACATCGCATACTCACGTTTATAATCACGTTTACGTGCGGTTGCCATTTTAGCCTCCCGGGTGATATGGGCAATCAATAACTGGACACCAGCCACATAAGCCAGATTGTTTCATCGGGAATTTGCGGGATGTCAATGCTTGCACAATCGGAATTGAACGATTAGTCCAACGCTCGATGTACTCGGGCATTTTATCACGGCTGTATGAATCTCTGATAACTTTCTTTTCATCGATAAATACAAGTGCACCTGTAATCTTGTTAATCTTAGGGAAATGAATAAAGGTTAGAATAGACATCAACTCTAGCTGACCAGTGTCGGCAAACTTTGATTTACCTGTTTTATAGTCAATCATTACAGCATGCTCACCTTGGTCTACTAACAAGTCAAACTGTCCACGAATCCATATATTCTTCCCACGGAAGTAACCTACTTTCTTCGCTTGCCAATCCATTGCCATTTTAAACTCGGCATGTTTATCGCCATCTTGTTCAGCGAAAACTTCAACCCAATCTCTAAATGGTTCTGCATAGTCAGGGAGCGGAGTACCGTCTTTGATAAAATTCTCAAACGCTTTGTGAATCATATCACCACGCTTGGCTTCTTCAGACTGCTCATAGGGAAACTTCTTCAACACACGCTCTTGATAAAAGCGTTGCGGGCATTGTTCAAATGCTTTAATTGCCGTAAAGGATAACGGCATTGTAACTTCATTCTGCAACATAATTTGTTCCTATTTTGGTGTCATAATCATACTCCTTTCCACTTCCAATTTCATGAGATATTTTTTATTTGATGTGCTCGTCTATGTCGTTTAGTTCTACAACAAGCTCCGAGCTATTTCTTAAAACATCAGCAAGTTTAATTGCTCTTTCTCTATTACGTTCTGAGAGTGTTGCTAACATAGCGGATGCCATAAGCACGATTTCTTCAAAATAGTCTGAGTCTACTTGCACTTTGTCCAATCCATCATCGGTTGTAACAGAATAAAACGGTGTGTCGCAATCAAATGCAATCGAGCCATTTGAGCCTAGAATGCTAAACATTCCTTACTTTGCGTACGAAAAGCTCATGTCATCTCCTTTACATGGTTTAGTTGGTTCATCTACGTAATCTAGTATCATTATTTACAATCTCCATAGTGAACAGCTGCATCGCCTTCACAGTCCACTGGTAAGCCTTTCGCCCACTCGGGTACTTGTCGCATGCACCACTGCATATATTCTTTCGCTTGTTCTACTTCATCATCTTTTATAACGATGCCCCATTCATCATGGGTGTTGAGAACAATCTTGTATCGTTGGTTAATTAGTAGAGCTTGATACTTCATCACTGCAAATGCAAGAGCTTGGTTACAGTTTTCAAAAATACGAGCTGCATAGGTAAATATCCACTGGATACGACCTTCTTTTAAACCACGATATGCATAATTCATCTTAGTTGAGCCATCAGGGTATTCACGTTCACGCATTGATAAGCAGTGATAATTGAGCCAGTTGCCATCAGGCAATCTAATTCCCGGCATACGAACTCCATGGTTCATACGTGCTCCGTCATAGTAGAATAACTTGCCGTCAGGTCCACCGAAATATCCACTTGCCCCAGCAATCATATTACGCAATGCAACTTCACAGGCGTTCCATGTTGCCACTACTTCATGGTGTGTTTCTCGGTAAACTTTCACGATGTGCTGCGCTTCTTCAAGGGTCATATCAACCCCCATAAGCTTCGCATAGTTCATGAAACCTACTGCACCTGTGCCGTAAATGTTAGACAGTAACGATGCTTTACCTGCTGGGCGTTGAATACTTGCATATGGTTCAACTCCGCTCTTGGCTAACTTCTTAATCTCAACTGGGTCGCCACCATAAATCAAACTTGCTTGCTCTGAGTATGGGTCTCGCCCTTCTAAGAACATTTTAAGCGTTGCATGGTCGCCCGCAATATAACTGCCGGTGCGTAACTCAATCTGTGAGCTATCGAACACAACAACTTGATGTCCGGGCGGTGCACTAATAGAACGTTTTAGAGCGTTTGACTGCCCTTCTTTACGACCACTGCTAAGGTTCTGCACATTTAAGCCACCACTGCCACCGAGCCTATGTGTATGAGCTCCGCTCACGGTGTAAGGCATACCAAACCCACAACCAATCTTTGCAATCGCTCTAAATCGTTCTGCTCGAGATAACTCAATGCTAGAACTCATTGCAAGTTTTGTTCTAAATATATCCCCAATCTCGTCCATGCGGTCACACATCTCAATAACAGCTGGGAATGTTTTAGAGTAGCAAGGTTCAACTCGACCTTTCTTATCACTGTATTTACTTGGAATGATAAAGGCATAGTCAGCATCTTCATCAATCTCATGTTCGAGAATACCACCTAACCCCCGCAAAAACTCAGTGAATTTAGGAACACTTCGGCACACCGAGCGTAATTCTGCTTGGTTGCCATTAAAATATTTGTTTGCTACATCTCTAGCACGTTTTTCATCTCGTTCATGAATACGTTGTATTTCTTCTTCAATAATCGGTAAATCTAAATACAAGCTCGGCTCGATGTAACATTTTAAAATCATATCCCCGTACCGCATTTCATCAGGCGTAATCATTTTCGTGAAATATTTAAAAGCTTCTCGGGCTAAGTGAACATCATTGTTACAATACTCTACATAACCCATCAACAACTCATGCCCACGTTGTATCTCTTTGTGGTCTGTCGTTGCTTTTAACGCTAAATATGGTGTGCCTTGATATGCATTATAAAGGTGCATGCCTAATGCCGACTGCACTTCTTTGCCTTTTGGTGGAACAGGAACGCCATTAGCCTGTAATACTTTTGCAATAGCTCCTAGACTTGCCCCTTCAAATACGTGAGCAGCTGTAACCCGAGCCATCGCCATTGTGTCAGTGTAATATCGTGCTGTATGTCCGAATCTCGCACGAATAATTGTGGCATCGAAAGCGGTGTTCTGTGCATTAAACACAGTGTTACCCCAATCAATACCATCTAAAATTCTTTTAATATTAGGATAACCAATCACATTTTGAATCGGCTCATCGTTGATTGCATAAGACATCATAATTGGTTGAAACCGTCCGTCCATGATGTACTCAATCATTGTCATCTTGCTTAATGAATACTCACGGTCATAGTAGGTCTCAAAGTCCACTGTTAATACGTTCATGCGTGTTCTGCTCCGTTGTATGCAAGAATGTTTTTAATTAGTTGCTCTAGCTCGTCAACATTATCTTCATCAATGACTAGAGCAACTCCGTTGCACTCAATAATCTGCTGAATATTCTGTGCTTGTAGTGCGGTCACACCGTGTCGGGTGTATTTACTTTTTGTCTCAACTGCAAGAAATTTACCGTTGCAACAAGCGATGAAGTCAGGCACACCACTGCGGTTGTATCCGCCTGTTACTGGCATAAACCAATAAACCCCATAGGTATCAAAGATAAATTTTACTTGCTCTTTAACCTTGCCTTCGGGGGTTTTAGCTGTTTTCTTCCGCACTGGTTTCTTTGTTTTAACCTTCGTGCTTTTAACTGGCTGTAACATCTCCATTAACTTCATCATAGGATAACTCCGCTGTTAATTCTGATACTTGTTGTTCAAGTCGTTTAATCTTCTCGAACGATGACTTCTGCATCTGCGCAAGCTCATGTTTAAGGGTTAAGATTGTCTCAATCTTCTCCTGTACCATCTCTTGCAACTCTGCATTTTCTTTTTCTACTCTCGGCAAACGCTTTAATACTTCTGCATGGTAGATATGCATCATGCGTGGGTCTACTTGAACACACTCCATATATCTGTCATTCGGGTCAAAATACTGTGGCAACTCCGCACGTTTTCTCTGTTTGTGCTCGTTGATATAGTCTACATAGCGTTCCTTAAACTTGTCATACTGTTCTTGGGTCACGTTTGCTAGACTTCGCCATATATTGCACCCATAACGCTGACAGTTAATATCAATGCCGAGTTTAACACCGCCAACGCAGTCTCGACTTGCGTAGGAATAACATGCACTTCTAAAACTGGCGTAGGTTGTTATCTCAGGGTCGATATACCTGTTTCTAATCATGTAGTAGTAAATCATGGCGAATGTCCATTCTCGTTTGCTGACCGTAAATGTTTTAGAACGGTCTGAGAATGAACGCTCGCCCACACGTGCTCGTATACTCGGTGCATAAAGCATTTGTTTTAGAGTCTTGCCACGTGCTTTTTTATAGAATGTAGCTTGGGTGTAACCCCAAAAATGCATAACCATTTTCGGAGTCCACCACTTACCATTCACTAACTCTGCATTAGCAGGTACTCTTAACTCTGTGTCTGACATTCTTCAACTAGCCCCAATTCAAAGATAGCGTTCTCTGCTTTGGTGTGTAGCTGTAAAATGTTAGCCATAACCATATCCACAGTGAGAACACGGAGATAACCATATAAATTTGCACCGATACGCTTGTTCGGCAATTCTTCTAAGAAAGTCATGAGTTGTTTAACGTACTCATTTAAACTTTCTTCAGTTAAATTGTCAGGGAGTGTCGGTGCTCCGTCCATGTATTGACTTGCAATATCAATGGATTGTTTTGTTTGTTGTTCCAGTGATGTGGTTAAACTGCTTTTGTATGTATTCAAGAGTGTCGCTGTCAGGGTCAATCTCATTTTTGTCCACCATTACTAATCGTACTTCGTTATAATTAGGGTGAGTTAATACTGTAATCCACGCACCTTTTCGGCTTGCATCTACTGCATAATCCCATCCATTGTGACTACCCATTGTTGAGCCATCCATAATTTCTTCTGCAACTGCTCGGATAGTATTAGAGAAGTCAATCTTATTACCAAACTGGTTGTCGTTTGTATCAACATAGGTTTCAATTTCTCTAATCTCAGGCAAGCGTAAGTTTAACTCGTCTTTCAAGAAGTCTTTAGAGAATTTTATTGTTGCGTTCATCGCACCTAAGATTGCTTTGCCCACTTCAGCATTGACAATCATGTTGTCGTCGAACATGTCATCGTCTAATATCTTATCTAGTGTATGCATAGAATCATTACCGTGTTCTGCAATATCCTTGATGTGTCGTTGAACACCGTCATGGTTTAACAACAGGAAAGACATCGCCTTTCCATAGGAGTCACGTAAACAGTTAGTATACGCAATTAAAATATCTTGCACATCACTTTTTGTGAAAGTTTCTTTACTTGCTAGTGCATCACGGTCAATCATTTTTCGTGGCATAATTAAATCCTTCTACTAATTTATCCCATACATCGGGGTTTTGTTGGTACATTTTACGGTATTTACTGATTGTGATATGGCTACAACCATAAGCCTTAGCCATTTCAATATTGCTGTTATAGCGGAGTGAGTTGTGTTTCAACCATGCAATCACTTCAACTGCCTTAGCAGTGTCTACATCACATGGGAACACATGCTCAGGGTTGATACAACGATAATCCCCGCATGTATTACAATAGCGATACTTCTCGGGGAAATCTCTATCGGGCTCGGCTTTCGTCACCACAAAGCGTTTCACGCTGTTGTAGAGTGCCTTGCCACCCTTGAGCCGAACTTGAATGATAGGACTTCTATGGGCAAATCGCCCTGTCCATATCATGCAACCACGCTCATTCATTTCTACCTTGCTATCGATTGCTGACTGTATTGCCTGTACTGAGTCCACATCGTATAGCTCATCAAATTTTGCCATTGTTCCCCCTTATAGGTGTTGCAATCCGTCAAATGTAGCAATTAATGCTGAGTATGTCTCGCCATCGTCTGCACGTGGTCGCACAATACCTGTGCCGTGATAAATACTGTAGCCTTCAACATAGACGGTTCTATCTTCTTCATCATCATACCAGTCGTCATCATCAATGACCATACAGTTAATCACTTCTAACCCTGTAATCGGGTGTCTGTATACTCTACCGCCATGGTCGAACAGATTAGCCCATGGGTCGATGAATGGTGCAATGAAGTGACCGAGAATGTCGTCATCTTCTTTATAATAAATATTGTTATCGTTCTCTGTGTGACCGTCATTGTAGTAGTCCCGTAAGTTGTAATCGCACTCATCAGGATTTCTTGCATTGTCGCTGAAGTAGTTAGCCTTGATTGCATAAAAAAGTCTGTCTGTCGGTCTGCCGTTGTATAGACAGTTGCGGATTAATGTACACGCCTTCTCGTTACCATAAGACTTGCCATACATCAGCTTAGGTGTGCTGTGGTTGCTGTAAGATACAACCGCACGTGCGATGAATGGGTACTTGGTTGCATCGTCAATCTCGTCGGGGCTGTATGTAGATACTAAGCCTAGACGGAAGTCAGGTGCATAGTCATACCCTTGTAGTGGGTGGATATACTTACCATTAATCTGACTACCATAATACTCAGGTCTATAAGCCATGCATGAGTGCAAATTCTGTGTGTCACTTAGAGCTTTATAATGCTCATAGTAGTTATTGTCAGTGAAGTACATCCACAGACTACCAGTGTTTGCCTTAATTTCATTTGCCATTAATTTAACACGGTACTGCACCCATGCTTCTTTAAAACACTCATGATTAAAATCAAAACACTCTGCTAACTCTTTGTTATTTTTAATTAGATTTATTGTTGTCTCAATAATTAATGCAAGGGCTTTTGTATGTTTAATCGCACGTGGAATCTCAATCATTTCATTGATAACTTCGTTGTTGGCTATTCCATTTTTTACTTTGTGGACTGTAATACGAAACGCACCTTTTGTAGTGGTATCAGTAAATGATGCATCTACACAGTTAAAACATCGTGGTAAGAGTACATCTGATGCACTGTCTAATATAGCTGAAACCGCATCAATCATTGCTTCACGCACAATATTTATAATTGCATTTGTATTACAATTACTGCCTAGTTGTAAAGGCTCGCTCACCATTTTATAAAAAGCACGTTGCTTTTCTGTTACATCTTCTGATGTTGAAAGGTCACGTGCTCGGCTCATTGAAGCATTAATCTCTTCTAACATCTCTTTTACACTAGACATTTTCAACTCCTTCATCTTCAAAAGTGAAACCATAAGCCACGCAAATATCTAAGAATGATGACCCATAATATCCATAACATGCTGTATCTAAGTCGTAATAACATTCAATGCCACCATGTAAGATACAGTGTCGCATGAAGTCTGTATCTACTGCGAACAAGTCCGCTAATAAATCAGGTACAGGCTCGGTCAGTTGTGGGTTATCAGGTTTAGTGTATGTACTAGACTTAGAAGAATAACCGTAGCCATAAGAATAGCCACTACCATATCCATAACCGTAGTCGTATCCCTTGCCATAATAACTGGGCAAGTTAAAGTCACCCGCTTTGCGTTCTGCTTTCGCTTTACTCCAATCAACCTTGCGTAATGCATCGGCTAACTGGTCTAAATAAGGCAATAATACTTGCTCGTCTGCTGAGTGTGCATTAATGTAGCCACTGGCAATGTTTACATTCTCAGGGATAACTTCTGCGAATGTTGCCACATCAGTGTAAGAGCCACGATTAGATAACTCATGCCCCATGCCTAATTCATCAACAAGCCACTGTGCAAACGCTTTACTTGCACACTCACCCACTGACTGTTCATACACCATATCTTTAGTGCCACGACGGTCAATTTCTACCGCAAAGTCATACTGTTTTAAGAATGGCTCTGCATGTTGTAATACTGCTTCTGCACCTACACCGCTCACTTCTTCGCCTGTGGTAAAGCAATATCCACCGAGCACACCGCTTGCCATTAAGTTAAGCATCACGGCTAAACCTGCTCCGTCATCTGCACCTAAGCATGCCACATCGCTGTTTAATACATTATTTTCATCGATAAATGCCACACCGTCACGCACTGATACATGTTTGCGTGTTAGTTGAACTTTGTCTGAGTGTGTCGGTGCTCCGTGTCCGTAGCGTGTTTCTGCAAAGCCTGTGTCACGGTCTACTGTGTCATAGTGTGCCACATATAATGTCTTGCCGAAGTCATTATCTTTAGACACATCAAACATAAAGTTGTGATAACCGTGTCCGTTGCTGTCGCTGTTAATCACTTTCGTTGCCACTGTATAGCCTGCTTTCTCGAGCTGTGCCACAATTTCTTGCAACTTAGGAATCAACCATTCTTTAGCAAACAGTGCGATACCTTGACTGCGATACTGTCTGCGATAGCCCATAATCTGACTGGCTAACACTGACGGTGCGTTGCGGTCAGCTGGGAATACCCACCCTTTAACACCTTCTAACTTTTGTGGCTCATGCTTTTTATAAGTTTTGTAGTAAGTTGTTCCTGTTCCTGTGCTTGGAACGGTTGTGCTTGGCGTTGTCATAACAGAACTTGTAACTTTTTGCGTAGTCGCTGAAGTTTGAGCTTGCGTTGTATTTCCGTTAGTTGTTTTAGTTGTTCCATATACATTGTCCAATTCTTGTTGCACTTCAGGTTTTAAGTTAGTCATTTAAATTTACTCCTAGTGATTCTGCACGTTGTTTAAGTTGTTTAATCTCATCATTCTTGCGTTGAGTGATGATGTTTATATATTCAATTCTTGAATTAATCTTGCTGTTAATTGCATCTTTAATTGCTCGAGCGTTAAGGTTATCATCTGAGAGCCCAAACTCGAGAGATACGTAACCGCCAAGTCTTTGGGAGTATCGCCCTGTGCCCTGCCCTACACCGTTCTCAGTGATGATGCAATGGTCATACCAATCTTCTTCTTCAGATACCCATGTCCGCTGACTTAATTTGAGCACCTGTCCTTTTTTAAGGTTGTATGGCAAGTCGTTTGTGTTAATATCTTCACTTGCCCAATTAATCACAGTTGCCACATAAAATTCACGTCCAATCTCATCATAGAAAGGCGTGTCATCTACCGTGAAGTGTCTGCGACCACCGTCGATGAACGGTACAATGTATCTCGGTGTTCTGTGTCCGTCTCTTACATTGGCTGATGATGAACGATAAGCACGGAATTTAAGCCCGCCAGCGTGTTTTGTTCGTAGTGTTCGTGCCACATAATGACCCGCATTTTCCTTCCCATAATAGCGTGAATAACACCATTCACCGTCAATCTGATAAATAATCACTCGACCGTCAAAGGCATATTCTTCTTCATCTGCAATTCTGCTCGGTGGTACTGTGCTGACTAACCCTAGATAAAAATCACCGCCCGAATATCCTTCAACATTTGCGGTAAACACGGCTGACTTAAGATTGTTGTCATCAATCTTTTGGAACTCGTCCTTAACATCATGCTTAACAACATAGCCCGCTTGTTCTGCTAGTGTTGGATTACATGTCGTCAAGTGCGTGAAGTCGCCAAAGTGCTCCGCCCCGTGAGTCATGCATGATGATAGGTCGGCTTTTTCTTCTAATCTCGCATAATGCTCCGCCACATACTTCTGCGTTTTATACAGATATACACGGTCTGCCGTGCCCGAGATTGCATTGAGTGCATCTTTTAAATGTCTTTCTTGCAACTCATGCCCATTAATGAACGCAATCATTCTCAAGAAGTTAGGCATGGTCATTACATTGTTCTTATTAATCTTGAACACTTTACGGCAATACTTCTCTACATCTACCGCCAGTGCATCGAATCGGGTGTGGTTTACACCATTCCATTTCTCAATAACCTTTAACACTTTTTTAATCTGACCGTGGCTTATTTCCATAAGTGGATGCTCAATAACAGGCGGTCTTAAGTTGTCGATTGTTACCGTCTTTCTTGTTGCACTGACTTCTTTAATGAATGAATCACCGTACCATGTGGAAAGTCTACCAATTTTCGCTCGCCATTCTTCATTGTTGAAAACGTTAGTCCATGTTACACGGACGTCTGAAAGGTTAAACTCGCCCGCTGACAACTCTTTAACCAACTCAACACTGGCATTTAATTCTTTATCTGACTTTAATTGTCTATCTAATTGCATGATTAATTTCCTTAATGAAGTTAGGGTGCATAATGGAGCACACAAAGACGGTCGGAAACACTACTAACACTCACCGTCAATGCATACTCTACTATGCACCCTAGTTAAACTATTTTCTTATCTGTTGTAATAATTGTAGACTTCTAACCCGTCCAACTCGTAATACCCACGGTCATTACTCCAACGTGCGAACTGACTTTCTACCCAATCATTTAAATCTTCCACAAAGATTAATTCATCTTCATCTTCTCGATATTCATTCCCTGTAATTACACAGGTGTGGTATTGAACTGGCTTGAAGAAATACACTACCGCATCATGCGGTTCTACACGCCAATAACCATCTACTTCATCATCTTCATCTTCATAGCGGTCATATATCTCATAAACCGTTGCCTCAACCCCATGTGGTGTACAATCTTCATTGACTACACGCAGTTTATTTAACGCATTTAAATAGGTGTCGTTTGCATCTTCTCCGCCGTCCACGTATGGTGCAATTTTTTTACCGTCCACGTTGTAGCCGTAAAGTTTAATGCCCCATGGTGTATCTGATGTAATATAATCTCCAAACATATCGTGCCAATCTTGCTCGCTTGAGCCATACCAGCGGGCACATGCTTCACCGTCAGAAAATCCACGTGCGATGAATGGAATCTTGTCATGAGTTTGACCTAACACTTTCTCAGGCGGTAGTGTACTCACGCACATCATACAGTTAGGGTCGGTGTCCAATCCTTCATAGGCACGGAATGGATGCACCCACACTTTCTGACCGTCTTTGTTCGTTGCAAAGTAGTTAAATTTTCTCACCGCCCAATCAAGTTTACCGTCCGTCATGCATGAACTTGTATTTGTTCTTTCTGCAATCAGGCAAGCCACTTCAGGCATGCAGTTTTTAACCGCATACAAGTAGTAAGTTGTTTCTTTTAGCTTTTCTAACCACTCTTTGAGATACTTCTCAGGCATGCCATAAGGTTTAAGTAGTGCATGGTATATCCATTTTACTAAACCTTCTTTTGTCATTGTGCCGTCTGACTTGCACCCATAACGTTTAGGCATTACACCGTTTAGATACTCGTCCGCATATGCTTTTGTGCGTACATGGTCGAACACTTTAATTTGTGAGTTATACATGCCCACTTCTACAAGAATACGCTCACTTAATTCTCTGTCGTCTTGTAGAAATATGCGGATTTTCTCGTCCGAATACATATCCACAAATCTTAGCGGGCTCTGTGTTGTTGTATTATATCGGGCTTGCCCAATCTGCTCTAGAATGTTGCGGAGCGTGTAACCTTCTGCCACACCTTCACCTACAAATTCTGCACGTACTTCTGTGCCTAATAATTCATGGTCGATACGCTCAACATGTTCATAGACTTTTCTTGATAATGTTAAATAGTTTTTCATGGTAGTGTTTCCTTTTGTTGTTAATTAATAAAGGTGCACCCTAACTGCAATTAAGGTGCACGATTATTGACTAACGATTAATCGTTGTCGTTGTCGTCAAGGCAACTAAAGAATTTAGTTTTACCGTAGACTACTGACCCGATTTGTTGTCCGTTGTCGTCAATATGTTTAACAACGACTGCACCAAAGTCAGTGTTCGTGAGCGTTACAAACCCACCACTGCCCGCAGTAGTTGGGCGTGAGAATGTTTGCATTGTGCCCGCACTAAATGCTTTTTGTACATCACGCAATAGTGCATCGTTCTTGCCTAGTGTGGCTAATAAGCCCGCACGGATTTCATTATCTTTGCCCGTACCTAGTTTGATATGGGCTGTTGCATCGATATTAATCTTTGCCATTGGTTGTTACTCCATTTTACTAATTAATAAAATGCCCGCACTGTGAAGGTGTCGGGCGGTTGTATTCTGACTGCACCTATAAAGGCACAATCAAAAATTCTTTTCTACATTTCTCAAACATATCTTTGACCGCACGTCTTAATGCATCATAATATGTAAAGCCACAATCACTCCACGCACTCTCCGTGCACTTGAGCACATAAGACTGCTCGAACCATGACCCGATTGTATAACGCTTGTTTGCAATTACACGTAAGTGGCTAGGATACTGTGGGTCGCTCCCTGTTATTTCTTTATGGGTAAATGTAATTCCACATTTATCTAGCACTTCAGCCTTTCCAATAGCTGTGCCGATTGGTGCACCTTGTTTTGTAAGAATTGCATATTTCATGATTGTTCTCCTAGTAGTCAGGTGTAATTAAGGCGTAGATAAACATTGCAACCGTGCATGATGCAATCGCTATGATTAGAGCGGAATAGAACATGCTCTTAATCACTTCCGCTAGGTTATATTTCCAGCGGTCTTTGTTCATGATAACAGCTGGCTTTTTAAAGTATTTTAAAATATTCATTCTAATTTCCTTTTATTGAGTGTTAGTGTTTAATCATAGGCTTTCCATATCTCATAACTACAGAAAGCCCATTGTTAAAAACTAGCCTTTAAAAACTCGCTGTACTGGTAGACGGATTAATTCCTTGTAATTGGTTTTGTCTTAGTCTACTCGTTTAGTGTGCACGATAGGGTTACGTTGTAGTACAGATTGCTGGTTTAATCCAGTTGCTATAGTGCACAAGTGGACGGTATACCACTGTTCAGGTAGTGTATATGCTAGAATACTTGAGCTGTCGCCTTCTTCATCATTGCAAATTCTTTCCCTTTACTTCTTACTAACTATGCTTTATTTGTTCTTGCTTACCGCTTACTTTAGCCAACGCCTTCAACGTTCGCAAGATACAATAAGGGCATAGTGTTCAACCGTTTTTTACCATATTGTTAAAGAGCTAGAAGGGTGGGCATTGTTGCCGTTCCTTATTTACCGCTTATTCTAATCTTTTCTTTCTAGCTTGTCAATATCTTTTTTAAAATATTTTTAACTTTTTATTGTTTGCTTACTTATTAACCACTTTCATTTTTTGGGTATAAGTGCAACAAAAGCCAGTTAAAGCTAGGGCAAAGATTATATTTTTAAAGAGCGGTAGGGAATGTTCCCTTTAATTGCCTTCAATTATACGCTTTTGTTTTTCTTTGTCAATATCTTTTTTAAATTATTTTTAAAATTTTTATTGTTTGCTTATTTCTTGAACAGTTGCAAACGATAGGTAAAATTCTAATCAGAATCTAAAGCCAACATTGGCAAAGATAATAAAGGCGTATTGTTAAAGAGCAGTCAGGGCTATTCCCTGTAAGTGATGCCTATTATAAGCCTTTTTGAGTTATAGTCAATAGGTTTTTTAAAAATATTTTAATTATTTTTGTTTAATCGCTTATTTTTTGAGCAAATAGGCATGTTTTCGTGTGATGATAGGATATTGCGAACGCGTGAGCCAGTGCAAGCGTGAGCCAGTGCAAGCGTGAGCCAGTGCAAGCGTGAGCCAGTGCAAGCGTGAGCCAGTGCATAGGCAAAAATAAGGCTTTTATATCTGTTTTTGTTTATATATTGCTTTACTTTGCAGTAAGGCAAAAAACATTTGCAAGAAGTCAAAATGGATTAGATTTTTTATCATTAGAAAAACTAATGCGAAAATTTTCGGATTAAAAAAACTAATGAATTGAAAAGTGTAGCTAATTGAGAACCTTTATCATTTAGCTATGAAGAAGTGATATTTTTCAGGAAGTGAGGCTAATTGAGAATAGTTTGCGTTTGGGTGTGTTGGTGTGTAAGTCATTAGGCAAAAATGCAAAAAATAATGGGTTAAAATCCAGTTTTAAGTTAATAGAGAAAAAAGCTTTATTAAATAACTTGCAACCCATTTTTATTATAACTTTTTTCTAGTTTCTAAATATAATTCCCTTAATAATGTAAAAACTTTATCTTTACAATTTGCAAATTTCATACTTTTTCAAAAAAACACGTGTTAGTGCACACTAACACAAAAGTACATCAATTGATTAAAAAATCGACACTTTTTTCAGCTTTTTTCACGTTATTGAGAGCAATTCTCAATTAGCTTAACTTTTCAATTCTCAATAACCGCACTCCAAAACTCACTCTATTAAGAATAATTCTCAACAAATAAAATTATAAGATAATAAAAGAAAGTTTAATCAGAGTTATAGAAAGATTTGAGATTTTAAAAATTAAAGCTTTAATTCTCAATAACCACACTCCAAAATTCACTCTAATAAGAATTAATCTCATTTGAGTGGCAAGGCAAGTAAAAATTTTCAAGGCATCAAAAAATGCTAGGGCGTGAAGTTGCGAAAGCTTGCAATATGTCAATCTGCTTTAATGATAGGACGACCAAAGAGCAGGGCAAGCCTTGCACCATAGCACCAAAGAGCAAGGCAAGATAAAGAGTAAAAGAGTTAAGCAGTCAAAGGCTATTGAGTTTTATTATCAGGGAGCGGTGGAGCTATGGAGTTTGGCAGCGACGCACATACCCCCCTATGGGAACTTTCGAGCGTCGGTGTGTCGGGGTTTTGCTATCAAAAGGGGTCACCTTTAGATATAGAGTCCGTTTTTCGGGTGGGTGAAAGATGTCTCCACACCGACGCACCTTGACACCATATCTCCGGCACTTGCAACATCCCAAAACACCGACACCCCCCTGCTGGTAAATCTCATCAACCACTTTGAAAATGTCGCTGCTAGAATACCCCACCCCCTTCTATATTGCATCTGTTTGCCACCCCAAAATAGTGCTTGACAAAATCCCCCACCTGTGCCACAATACAACTGTTTTAAGCCTCTTTTCTAGACTTTAAACTATTTCATGAGAATTTCCTTTTAAAAGCTAAACTGCCCCTAGTTCTCCTTTTCTAGGGGCTTTTTTTACTTATTGTATTTATACAATATGTATCTGTGTTTGTAACATATTTATATGTTATATAATTTTGTGTCTTACCCTCTTTCTACACATACCCCTTGCAAGTACACACCGACACTGGTACACTACTCATATATTTAAACAAGAGGAATAAATCATGCCTACCAAATTTACAGACCAAGATGTCGCAAGACTCATTCAACTATGGAACGCCAATCTTTCAGCCAAAGATATTGCACTTGAGATGGGGCGTAGCTTTCATAACATTAGAAACAAAATTAAATCATTGCAAAAGAAAGGTGAGATTGCAGCTCGCTCGAACACAAATAAAGTGGATGATACCTTTGTTGAAATTACTGCAGCGGCACACCAACTCCCGATTGAAGTCGTTAAACACTTCACCACATTATTTACCGGTGGGCAGGAGCGTGTGATTGCAGGTACTCAACAATGTTGTGAAGCATATACCCGTCAGAATGGCTATTGTTATTATCTTCCGGATAGGGTGAAGCTCACAATGGATGTGTCGCCATCGGGGGTAGTACCAATGCAAGGGCATAATGGAGAATTGATTCTCGTGTGCTCTGCCATTGCTAACACACGTAAGACAATGAGCCATGACGGGTTCATTAATTTATGTAAGGCTATTGCAACAACATTTGCATAACAGTATAATAGGAAGCGTAGTACGATGAGTCACGTACTACAATTCCTTAGTTAAAAGTATTAGGATGTTGTTTTTCATTTGCTGAACCCTGTAACTGAACATTTTTCTTTGCAGTCGTTCAGCACTTTTTTTACCTCCGGTTTGCCTGATTCCACTGGAGCAATACTCACACCCGCATTACATGTAGGCTGTACGCAGTAACACAAGCAGAAGTCTTCAGAGCTGCCGACTTGTTGTGGAGCTGGATTTTCTTTGGCTTTTATAATTGCACGTGCACCCTTCTCACAATTCACCACTAGGCTATCTTTATCAACAGTGATATACTCAAGATAACAGTTTTCGAGGATGGCTTCCTTAACTTCGCTATTTTTATTGCTATAATGTTTAGGGCAGCACTTTAAGAAGCGGCAGTTTTTAAAGATGCAACCTTTCTCGAACTTGCACTGAGCGTAGAACACACAGTTCTCAAATTCACAGTATTCCGGGAATGTTGCTCCGGGATTAAAAGTTTTACCTTTGTGTACTTGTTGAAACGCCATAGAGAGAAACCCAAATGAATGATGAACAAAAATATTCGGAAGAACTGATTTATGGAATGTATAAACACATTCACATCTCAGAGTTTGTCCGTGATTTAATTTTATATGGTCCGGGTCGCGTCGTCGAGGTTTGTGATACCCACAACGTGAGTGCGGAAGAATTTGAAGAAATTGTTGAACTCCCTTCTTTTAAAAAAGAAATGAGGGAGATTCGTGCATTAGTTGAGGCATCACCGAACGCATTAATTCAACTTAAAGCTCGATTAATCGCAGAGCAGTCGCTGGAGCAGTTGCATGACATTATTAAGAGGGGTGCTCGTGACAACGACAGAGTTAATGCGGCTAAACTTGTGATGCAGGTGGCAGGGGTGGCTGAAGCGGGTCGCCTTGGCACAGGTGAAGAAAGTAATAAGCCGCAGGCGAGCGGACTTGTGCTTAATGTTAATCTCGGACAGAACGGTGGACTTATTCCTCCACTACCTGCAGGTGAGCAGCGTCCACTAAGACGCGTGGCGGATATTAAAAAGAGTATCGAGGTGATTGATGTTAAGTGATGAAGATATTGTACGTGGTGCGGTGTCAGGACATCACGCCCCGTCACACAGTGATGAGATTGGCTATGCCAGCGAGATGGGGGAGAACTATGCCCCTGTTGATGAGCAGCAGGCAGTGATGGGTGAGAATGACATTGGGTTTAACTATTATATGTACCCAACACTGCATAGAATGGCACTGAGTAAAGCTAGACTTAAGTTTACTATAGGACCTGCTGGATGTTTGTCCAGTGATACAGAGGTGCTCACACGCGAGGGCTGGGTTAAGATTTCAGAAGCTCCGCAGGAGATTATGGTCTATGACCCTACTACTGGTGAAGGACACTTTGAGAGACCTGAGCATGTTAAGTTACCATGCCCTGAAGGATTCCACAGATTCTACACATCACACGCGATGGACATGGTGGTGAGTGATGAGCACAAGGTGTGGTATAAGACATATTATGGCATGAAGCGCGGAGGTGATTGGCAGATTGCTACAGGTGCAGAGCTTGCAGAGCAGTTCAAGAACGGCACTAAGCGAAACGCTAAAATCCCTGCAGTATTTAAGTATAAGGCAGATACAGAGTACCCACTGACTGATGCAGAGCTTCGAGTGCAAATTATGTTATCTGCAGACGGGCATTTGCCTAAGCGTGGTTATAAGGCAGCAGTGACAGTCCGCAAACCTAGAAAGGTTGAACGTGTACGACTATTGTTGAACGATGCTGGTATTGAGTTCACTGAGACTATTTATCCGGGCAGACCTACTGAGGTTGTGTTTAGATTTGTACCGCCTGAGTGGAATAAAGATTTGTCTAAATACTATGGAGCAAGTCAGCGTCAGTTAGCACTCATGGCACAAGAAAGCTTGCTGTGGGATGGCAACATCGGTGAGAAGGGTTCATACTATTGTTCCGCCAATAAGAAGAATGTGGACTTTATTCAGTTTGCATTTGTCTCTTGCGGTGTTCCTTCTATTATTACAGTAGAGAAATACCACGAAGAAAAATGGAATGACTCATACAGAGCAACAGTAGGTGTTGGTGGCAAAGGCTGTTGGGTTAATATGAAAACAGCTGAGTACGAGCATGTTCCGAGTCAAGATGGGTACAAATACTGTTACACCACATCTACAGGTATGTTCGTGGCACGACACAATGGCAAGGTATTCTGTACAGGTAACTCAGCTAAGACATCAGGAATTATATGGACATTGCTGTTACAGGCTATTATGCAAGAGCCCGCAGCAGACGGTGTGAGATACTCTCGTGCACTTGTAGCACGTAATACTAACTCAATGTTACGCTCCACTACTATACCGTCATTTAAGACAATGGTGGGTAACTTGATGACATTCCGCACGGGAAGCTTCCCAATGATGGCTCACGCTAGATTTGAGTTAAATGATGGCACTAAGGTGCACTTTGATGTGGAGTTCTTGTCATTTGACGATGAGAAGTCACAGAATAAGTTGTTGGGGTGTGAGCCGACATTCGGGTTCATCGATGAGTTGTCGGAGTTCCCTGAGTCATTGGTATTTGCGATTGACCGTCGTCTTGGGCGTTACCCATCAGGTAGATTTGGCAAGGCAACGTGGGTCGGGCTCTTTGGGGCAACGAACGGTCCGCTTAAAAATCACTGGCTCTATAGATGGTATCTCGGAGATAAGGATGATGAGTTCAAGATGATGTCTGAACGCATGGGTCGTCCATATTTTGAGTTATTCAGACAGCCGCCCGCTCTACTAAGACAGCCTGATGGGTCATGGGACCCGAATCCAATGGCGGAGAATATTGAGAACTTGCCGGGTGGGTATAACTATTATTATGCAATGCTCGGGGGCGAGGAGCAGAAGATTAAGGCATATGTGGAAGGTGAGTTTGCGGACTTGGTGACGGGTAAGGTAGTATTCCCTGAGTTCAACGAGAGCCGTCATGTCATCGACCAGTTTAACGTGCCAGCAGGTGCTCCGCTTTATTTATCCTTCGACTTCGGTCGTACACCAGTGTGTCTTGTTGGCACAATGACAGCAGGTGGTCGTCTTATTATCGTAGATGAGGTGATGGGTGAGGACATGTCTATTGAGACATTAACTGTTGAGCATATTAAGCCAACACTCAGACGCAGATACATTAATAACTTGGTCGAGGGAGCATGGGGTGACCCTGCAGGTCTCGTACAAGCTCAGTCGGTTGATGTGTCACCATATGACATCTTATTAAATAATGGTATTCCGATTGAGAGTCCGGGTACGAATAAACTTCAGCCACGGATTGAAGCAGTTAAACAGAGACTGACAAAATTAGACTCAATGGGGCAGCCTCTACTGCAAATCACAAAAAATTGCAAATTTTTAATTGAGGCATTAAAATACAACTACATTTATGAGAATGTACGCGGGAAGAACGATGTTGTTCGAGATACACCGACTAAATCTCACGAAGGTTGGACATCAGATTTAGCCGATGCATTGCAATATATGGTATTAGGTATTAATATTAGCAGCCGGATGAGTAAGTCGAGCTCGAACAGAAGTTCAAGACGACATTCAAGATTTATCTAAAATAGGAGAGAAAGTAGTATGCCATGTCAAGGTAAACGACCACCACACGGCTGTCCAGTAGGCAGTAATCGTGGTAAAACACCAGCACATAAATAAGGTGGTGAACGGTGGGTAAGAAACACGACAGATTAGTAGAAGAACTCGGGCAGTATGTCCGTGACCGCTTCGAGATTGCTAAAGACACGAAACGCGAGCAGTATGACATCCTGTTAGACTGTTTACGCCAAGTTCGTGGGGAATTACTCGCCTGTGAAACGCTTGACCCTGACATCGATGTTAATTTTAACATTACATCACCTATTGTTAAGGGTATTGTGGGTCTCATTCGTGATGTATTTGCTAACTCGATTGAGAACCCATTTGTCATTAAAGCAACACCGCAAGCAGACTTAGACGAAGCACAGACTAAGAATGTCCTGCAGGCAGTGATGGCACAACTCCAACAGATGCCGATGATGACCTCTGACATGCTTGAACAAGCAGCAGCGGAACAAGGTCAGGCACTCAAGAACGCAGCATTACAAGAACAGCAGAAATTAGCTGCTATTGCTGCTGATAAAATGGATTCATTAATTCAGGACAAACTTCATGATGCTGATTGGTTACGCCAGTTTGGTGATTTTATATATAACTTTGTGGTGTATCCTGCTGCTATTATGAAGACCCCTGCGGTTGTGATGAAACCGTGGAAGCGTTGGAACGGACAACGTATGGTAGTGGAGCGTAAGTTAATTCGTGCAGTAGAAAACATTTCTCCGTTTGATTTCTACCCAGCACCAAACGCACAGTCCGTACAAGACGCAGAGTATGTTGTGGAAATCCGCAAATGCTCACGTTCTGAATTAGTGGGGTACTACTCTGCACCGGGCTTCGATGGCGAGGGAATCCGTCAAGTATTGAAGGAACATCCGACAGGCTGGCTCGAAGAACGCGAGGACGGCAAGGACCATAACCCTGAAGTAGACACAGACCAATATGCCATTGGACTTGAGGACGACGCTCAAGGATTTTATGACTGTGTGGGATTCTATGGGGCAATCCGTGGCGAATTACTCGAGGAGTTCGGTGTTGAAGTAGGCTCTCCTGACATTTCTTACGAAGCAGAGATTTGGACAATTAACGACATTGTAATTAAAGCAGTGTTAAACCCTGACCCAGCTGGTCAGCGTCCATTCTATGTAGCATCATTTGAACCAATCCCGGGAGCATTTTGGGGTGAATGTCCAGTTACTCGTCTACGTGATGTACAACGTGTATGTACAGCAACAATCGTAGCAATGGTACGTAACATGGGTCTCGCATCAGGTGTATTGGGTGAGGTAGAATCCGACCGTGTTATTGACGATGAAGATGTAAATGTAATCCTTCCTAATACTATTCGCGAGGTTAAATCCGTGATTGGTATGCAAGGTCGTGCTTACAACTTCTACACTGTACCTGATATTTCACACCAACTTCTAAATGTATTCGAGCGTTTCATGCAATATGGCTATGAGACAATCGGTATTCCACGTGTAGCGTTTGGTTCGACAGAAAATATTGGTACATTAGGACGCACATCGGGCGGTGTGGCAATGGTATTAAACCAAGCAAGTAAATCAGTTAAGTTTGCTTTACGTGTGCTTGAGGAAAATATCATTGAGCCAGTTGTTCAATCTTATATTGACTATGAGTTGATGTATTCACTAGATGAGACCATTAAAGGTGACATCCGAGTACACGCACGTGGTGTAAGCGGTATTGTGGAGAAAGAATCGCAAGAGTCTAAACTACAATGGGCACTACAATCACTAAGCTCATACATGCAAGTAGTAGACCCTAACACCGGACAACCGATTGTTCCACCAGCGGCAATTCAACGCTTGTTGTACCAAATCTTTAAGGTTAGCGGTATCAGTACCGAGGGAATTTTCCCTGACTTTGATTTGCAGTCTGCTGTAACGCAAGATATTCAAAGTTTGAACCCGCTGTATCAAGGTGGTACTATTGATGGTCGGAACGCTAGTGCAGGTCAAGCAATAGCGAACCAAAATAGTCTAACACCTAATTCACCAGTAGGAGGTATGTAGTGAGTTGTTACCAGCTTCACTTCGATGTCGCTATTGTGGATTCACATTCGGTGGAATCAGAACCACAGAATATTACCTTGCTAAAGACGGCAGTATTGCACCTTATGCATGAGGACCCGTGCGGAGCACCATTAGATATTTGCGTGCAACGTGTGGTAAAATGTCAAAGTGGGTGTACAATTAGTACATTCTTACATGATTTTCCTATTGATGCATGCGACCCAATTCTTCCTCCTGGCGAGTATCAAATTTCTGTGGGTTCAAAGATGACCATGTTAGCCAACGCTGTTGTTGGGGTAGATGTAATTTTTGAAGAAGTTTCACCTGAGTACGTGCAAGCCATCATTGCTAATAAAGCAGGAGGATGTTAATAATGGCAAAAACTAAAGTTTCACAGCAAGAAGCTGGAGCATTTAGACGCTTCCGTTCTTCTGCTGATGCAGTACAAATTAAGAACGTATTACTTCGCGAGTTAAATTTAACCCGTGATGCATACGAAGATACAACAGCAAGTGAAGAAAACCGTATCGCAGTAAATGCGGTTAAATCAGTGTTACGTGTTTTATTCGATGACGAGTTGGAGCGAATCGATGAGTAAATATGAATCAGCAGTTTCACACTTAGAGTTAGGGCAGAAATTAGTCGCTACCATGTTACGTGGTACAACTGATTCTTCATTTACCTTAATGCGTGGTGTTCCAGCAAACTGCGACAAACGTATGGAAGATTACTTATGGACTGAGGTTATCAAAGATGGTAAGCCGGTTCAATTAAGTTTAAGCAAGGATAATCCTTTAGAGATTACCTTACCCGGAACTTATAAGTTCAGAAATGACGGCACAGATGACGAACAAGCATTAATCGACATGACCGTGTACAAACGCGTTGAATAGGAGATTATATGGCTAGTCAAGTAAAAATTGACGGCATCGTCCGTATGCTGAAAACAGTTCCTGCGTTTCGATTACTTCAAGAGTACATCTCAGAAGAATTAGAACGCGAACGTGAATTGTACGAGAACAGCGAAGCGAATGAGTTTCTGCGTGGTCGCGTATCAATCCTTAAAAAACTAAAAGCCGATTTGGAGAAATAACGAATGGCAGACTTCGACCAAACACAAAGTGAACTAGACCAATTCTTAGACCAGCAGTTTTCCCAACCTGCATCTGAAGAACAAGCTAAAGGTACTGAACAACCTCAAGACGATGAAGTTGATATTTCAGAATATTTAACTGGTGATGAAGATGAATTACCACAGGAAGCACCTGCAGGTCTAACACAGCCAGCTCAAGCTGAACCAACACAAAATGCACCAGTCTCTAATGAGGAGCGATTAATTGCATTAGAACGTGAATTAGCAGCAACGAAAGCTCGTGCAGAAATGTATGAGACAGCAGTACGTGCTAACTATGAACGTGAGTACGGTCAGCAACAGCCAGCTGAACAGCATCGCCCAACACTGGCGTATACAGATGATGAGCTTGCTGTAGATGAAAGATTTGAAGCCGACTATGGGGACGCAAACCCATACATTCAAAGTATCGCACGTAGAGTCGCTAACGACTTGTATCAACGTGCGGTAGTACCTTTGCAACAAAAATTAGATGGCGTAACCAGTCAGCTGGAAGCACAACGTGGTATCAATGACCAAAACCAAAAGTTTGCGTTTGAGACCGAATTACGTAAAGCTGTTCCGGATTTGGACGAAGTTGCGTTCTCTAATGAGTGGCAAAGTTACTTAAAACAACCTGCTCCGTATACTGGCGGTACAGTAACTATTGCACAAGTAGTACAAAGCGGTATACAATCAGGTAATATGAAGCAAGTGGTGGAAGTGATTGAGGACTTTAAAGGCAAACGCCAACGCTCTCAACCACAAACGCAACAAGTTGCACCGGGTCGTTCACAGACCACGCAACCTGTTACAGCACCACGTGGACAGAAAGTGCTCAAGATGTCGGACTTCGAGCGAGCTACCGCTAACTTCCAAGCAGGTAAACTTTCATGGGATAAGTATCAACGTATCACAGACGAGTTTAATGCCGCGATGGTAGAGGGTAGAGTAAACACAAACCGATAACGTAGGAGTTATTAAATGCAAAACAAACCGGGTGGCGTTTTACCGTCAGCAAGTGGTTATCAAGTGTATAATGCACTAAACACCCCTATCTATGCAAAAGCGTTCTTAGCTCGCTTCTACGCTGACTCAATCGCAGGGTCTATTACCTCTCAGGATATTATCCCTGCTGAATTGAAACAGTGTGGCGACCAAGTTACTTTCCGCGTAGCACCAGTGGGTGAAATCTTCGATTACATTAACAACCAAGACTTAGAAGTTTCTACATTGAACACTGAGTTAAAAACCATGGTTGTTAAACGTGGTAAATACTGGAACTTAAAACTTTCATACGTTGATGAAAAACGCACTTGTAACATTAAAGAATATGTTAATGAGTTCATGGAAAACAGTACATTATTGTTACGCCAACACATCGACCGTGAAATCTTAACCGAAGTTCCGTTACTAGCTGACCCTTACAATAAAGGTATCAAAGCTGGTATCAAATCAGGTGCATACAACTTAGGTCAATTAGGTCAGCCTGTTGCCTTAAACAAAGAAACAATTTTAACTAAATTGTCTCACTTATCTACCGTTCTTGACGAGCAAAACGTTCCAGAGAAAGGTCGTTACGTTGTATTACCTACAATGGCGAAAACCTTGTTCTATACAAATCCGTTATTGAACAACGCTTGTGCAGCTGGCACTGGTAAAGCAATTCTTTTAAGCCAACAATTCTTAGATGTTGCTGGTTTCAAAGTGTACTTCACCAACAACATGCCTATGTACTTTGACCCGCAAGTGAACAAACAAACGTTCTTAATCTTAGCTGGTTTCAAAGAAGCGGTTGGTTTCATCACTCAATTAACAAACCAAGAAGTAATCGACAAAGACCCACGTTCTTTCGATAAATACTGGCGTGGTTTGACCATTTATGACTTCGATGTATTAACACCTGAAAAATTAGCTGTGTTATACGCAACCATCGAAATCGAGTAAGGAGTTAGACAATGGCTAAGTACAATATCTATCTTGGTGGTAACAAACGCAACGTAGCATCACAAGGCGATGCAATGTGGGATGCAGGTTTAGACCCAGCAGACCAACACGTTGAATATGCAGCTCACTTAAAAACTCGCCACAAAACCATGCAGTTCTACTATGACGATGGTCATGAACACATGCGTATGTGGTATCGCCAAAAAGGTTTAGGCGTATTACCAGTAGGTGACGAGTTAGGTGTTATCTTATTAGCAGCTGGTTCTTTTGTTAATAACATCGTGTTACACAACAAAAAAGCATTAGCAGAAGGCAAAATCACTGTTATCTTAAATGGTGTTGCAGGCGATGCTCCAGCAGACTTAGCAGCATTAGCTGACAAAGTAAAAGATGCTAAAGATAAATTAGCGAAAGCACAAGCTCAAGCTAATACAGACCCAACAAACGCTGGCTTAAAATCAGCTGTAACTGCAGCTAAAAAAGCTGTAGCAGATGCAGAAAAAGCATTAGCTGAAGCGAACAGCCGCGAAGTTGAAACCTTCGATGTTGATTTAACAAAAGAAGGCTACACTGTATTACGCTCAACTGAGTTCTTACAATCTAACGGTGACATCACCATTAAGATTAAAGAGGGTTCATTATCAGGTGCATGTTTCACAGTATCAGCGTCGGTAGAAAACCATAACGACCAACACGGTTGTTCATGCTACCAAGCTCCATGTGAGACTGTCTACCCGGACCCACAATGTGTACGCTTACCAGCATAAGCCAAGTACGAGGGCAGGGCTAGACCCTGCCTTTTTATTAACTACAAGAGAAAACAAAAATGCAATTAAACCGTAAACCACTAGCTTTCGTTGATGAAAGCGGTTATGTAGTCCCAAATCCTACATTCACAACAGAATCAATCAAACACCTAAAAGGTCGTTTTGTTTACACACAAACAGATTTAGAGTTTGCGATTAAAGAGATGAATCGTAAACAGGAAGAACGCAGAATGTTAGCTGACCAACACTACGGAAGCGACTCTGTACAAATTCCAACGGATTTTGAAACCATCGAAGATGTAGAAGTAATCATGGATGGACATCGTGAAACCGTACCATCAATGACCGCAGCACCTAATCGTCGCAAGAAAACAGAAGGTAAATCAGCAAAACTGATGATGCCTAACGAAGCTCCACTACCTGAATCCCTAAACATGGAACAACGTGGAATGAACTTGACCGAAGAAGAACGTGCAGATATGCGTGGAATTGATGTACATGCAGCAGCAAAAGCTATGTTCGGAGCAGATAAGTAATGGCAATCACAGCAAGAACTCTAATTGAAGATGTATCAAGATACTTATCCGATTACGATGAAGATGAGTCCTATGTTCATTGGACAAAAGAGGACTTGCTGTCGTATTTCAAACGTGCAATTAGTATCGTTGCCATCACAAAGCGAGATAAGTTCACTCGCAAAACAGAAGTAAAATTAGTAGAGGGAGCATTACAAGATGTTCCCACTTCGTGCGAATCCGATATTAAAGTATGGGGATTAGCCGATGAAAATGGCGTGGTAAAGACCATTGCTAGAAAATCAAAACTTACCTACTACCCTACGCTTGGCAGACCGGTGTGTAAAGGTAAGGTTAAAGGCGATACAGAATACAAATTAAGAAGCTATGAATATAGCGAGGATAACCCTCGTCAAATCGTAGTAGACCCGCCAGTACCAGCTGGCACTAACGCTACCCTTGTGATTTCATGCTACATGCCGCCTGATGTTACCAGTGAGGACAGCTCAATCGACTTAGGTGCAGATGCAGAAGCTGCAGTGTTTGAGTTCATGTTGTATTATGCATGGGGTGTAGACATCGAAGATAATGCCAACAGAGAACGCAGTGACAGCCACTGGAATAAAGCGATTCAGTTACTGCAATTATCTAGTGGAGCAGAAGCATTAGCACGGCAGGTTAGATAATGAAAACAATCGAAGATTTTGAACCGTTCGTACTCGCCTACGCACCGTTCATTCCACAAGAGATTCTTCAACACGCAATCAGAGAGACTATCGTAGAGTTTATGCGAGAGTCTCGCTGTGCTTCTGACACATTAGATGTAGAAACACAAGAGAAGGTTGGCGATTACATGTTAGAAGTTCCTGATTGTCGTAGAATTGTAAAAGTCACATCAGTGATGGAAAGTCCTTTGCGTTGTAGTGGTAGAGAAAACTGGAATCCACTTGTACAAGGCGAAGAAGCAGATTACACCATAGAACTGCGTCGTGGCGAGCATCCTATTATCGTTCTTAATAATCCGCGTAACAAACCAACTAAACTGCGTGTAGATTATGTATGGGCAATCGGTCGTGATGACTGTGATGTACCTGATTTTATTTATGATGACTACATGCAGGCTATTTTATACGGCACATTAGTACGCTTGGCAATGTTACCTGAACAGGACGCATTATTGAGACAAGTAACGTTATTCCAAACAAACTGGTTTAATGCGTTACAACAAGCTAAAATAGATAAGACAGGTGGCAAAGCCCGTAGAATTATCGGAGCTAGCTTTCTTGGAAGAAGCGGTAGAGGACGATTATGGCTATAGTATTTGGCAACGCTCCGGAATCGAAATGTTGTAGAAATCAATGTCTACCAATCGCACCGGAGTATGAAGAAGTATGTTGCGACCCTTGTGACCCTTGCGAGGAGAAGAAGTGTCCGCCAACAACTTGTGCATCTAACACAATTAAAATTCAAGCTGGCGAAATTGAACGTTGCTTTTCACTCCGTCAAATGGGGTGTAATGGTCGTCCGATTCCAGCAATCAGAACTTGTTTAAGAATGGATATTCGCAGAAAAGGTTTCTGTAAAGTTCTACTTAAGATTACTCCATACAGAGTAGACCAAGAAAATGGCGTTTGCTTCGCTTGGGGTGACGGGTTCAAATCACTGCCGAAAGGCTATTATGAAGGCGACATCTATGTAAATGGAGAATGTTGCACACATGTGCTCTTATACATTCCGGGATGTCAAACCATCGTGGCAGACAGCACTCCAGTAATCGAAGAAGGCTGTGGTGGTATTGAATATAGCACTGGTTGCTGTGCAGTACCTCAGTACGATGAAGAAATTGAACAACCAACAGGAACATGCGATACGGGGTGTAGCGAATGTTAAACACTAAAGTATGGGGAAGATGTACAAAGGTAGCGAAAGCAATCACATCTACCGACACACAAATTACATTGCCAGTTGGTGACGGTAGCAAATTCCGCATCAACGACCAAGAGCATTTCTATTTAACACTGCGTAATGGCGGTGTTATGGAAGTTGTTAAGGTTGTAGCACGTGCTGGAGATGTATTAACTGTTGAACGTGCACAAGATAACACAACCGCACAATCATTTGGCAAAGATAGCTGTGCCTGTGTAGAGTGGAATCCACAACAATTATGTGAGTTTGTTAAGAGTTGTGCTGGTGGTTGTACTAACATCACACCACAAACGTTCGTTGTAACATGTGGCACTTCAGTCACTGTAAATGAATGTGGAAATATCACAGCAATCAACGGGAGCGAAACATGTTAGAGTTTATCGATGGTTTCAAGACTAAAGTAGTGGGTCATGTGCAAACCACATCCGACACAATTAATCTCCCGTTTGCAGCAGCTAAAAAGTTGAATGATATGGTAGAAGGCAATCACATCTACCTAACAATCAAATATCTAGACCGTTATGAAGTCGTCAAATATACAAAAGAAGGCGAAATCAAAAACGGTAAGATTGCTGTAGAACGAGATATTTTAGGAAAAGGTCGTAAGAACTTCCCGTGCGGAAGCTGTGTTGTTGCAGATTGGAACTCAGTACAATTACGCGAGTTTATCTGTGCTAACAAGTGCTAAGGGGGATAAATGGCAAATTGTGAACTTGGATTAGTTCCGCTAACATGCGACCGAACAGGGACTGGCTTTACTGCCCGTCCTTTAGACATTGAGAGCAACAGATTACATCTTGTAAAAGGTCACGCTAAACATTTCCCGCAAATCATCAACGGTCAGTATTTCTACGTAAGAATTAAAGGCTGTGATGGTTGCTGTGAAGTTGCAAAAGTAGTTGGTATCGATGAAGATGTATTTGAGTTAGACCGCACAATGAGTGCTAAGTGCACTTGTATCAAATCTAACACCATGGTTACTTATGAGTGGGATACCATGCAAGTAATCAAGGATATTGCAAACTCAATCGGCATCAATGTTGAATCACCATTAAAATATGACGCTTGCACACGCACACTTTCCGTAGATTGCAAAGAGTTATTCGCGAAAGATTGCGGTGGATGTGGATGTGGTGAAGGCGTACCAAATGGCGGTAACGCAGTAGCACCAGCTGGCGGATTACGTGGCGAACAAGGTGAAAAAGGCGAAGCCGGAGTCGGTTTAGCATCATTTACAATTACCGCAAGCGGTCAGCTTATGTATACACTAACTGACGGAACAACCCGTAGTGCTGGAGTATTACCAGTAGCGAAAGGTGCACGAGGTGAACAAGGTCCTAGAGGCGAACCCGGTGTTCAAGGCGATAAAGGCGACGACGGGAAATACCCTACAACTGTCAATATCGCAGACGGAAAACTCCGCTTTGTGATGTCTGACAACAGCGTATTAGAGACAGACGCATCTACTCTAAAAGGTGAGAAGGGCGACAAAGGCGATGCAGGACCTAAAGGTGATAAAGGTGATGTTGGTTATTCATTCCAATATGTAGAGACCGAAGATAAGGCTTATGTATTTGGCGTACCTAATATTGCATTTACAATCCAGTCACCGGCAATGCCTAACGTTACATTAGGACCATACACGACTGCAGCAGACGGATTTGTAGAAATCCCTAAACCACCAACATCAGGCAAAGCGGTACTTAAATTAATGGTTAAAGATGCGATTGTAGGCATCGGGAGAACAGGCTAAATGAGAATTGCTCAATTTTTTGGGTTAGTTCCGAAAGTCGCAGATAAATCACTGCCTGAAGGTAAATCAGTAATCGCAAACAACTTGGACATCTATGGTAATCATTTACGACCAATCAAACTACCATCAGATACAGGTATGCGGTTACTGACCTCTTGCGGAGAATTATTTACAGGTGAGCCAGTATCTATTCACAGAGCTGGCTCTTTGTATATTGCGTGGGACAAACTTGTATTTACAGCACCCGACTGGACGAGAAAGCTAGGCGAGACTACGTTCTTGTTCGTAGAAAATGGAAAACTTTATAGACAGTCTGCAGAGCGAATTTTAGCTAAACAATGCCCGATTCCGGTGGGTATCAAACGCCCTGAGAACGCAGAAGTTAGTTTGGAGAAGATTTCAAAAGCTGGCTGTCCTAAAACTAAGATTAAGCCGTTGTGTATTGCAGATAACGATTGCGACAACGTACCACACCCGCCAGTTCCAACTGCATATTTATTCACATACATAAATGCTTGTGGTGAAGAATCAGCACAATCTAAACCGTCTGAAGTGGTAGATATTGAATGGGGCGATGCAGCAAAAGTTACGGTTGTCGATACACCACCTGCGAACGCAGTAGCTCGCAGATGGTACAGAGCGGTCAGCGACAATGAGAACAACGCACGTTGGTTGATGGTTGGAGAAACTCCGATTAATCAAACTGAGTTTTACGACAACAACTGCCCATGTGATTTTTCATGCGAGTTATCGACAGACACTCATGACGCTCCACCGGAGTGCTTAGAAGGTGTAGCTGCTATCGGAGATAACCTAACTGTTGTTTGGAGTAACAAGCACTTTTGGGTTTCAGAGCATAACTTCCCACACGCCTATAATCTAAATAACGAGTATAGACTACGTTTCAGAATTAGAGGAATGTATGAGGTAACGCCACGTATCGAAGGAGATGTGCACTACACACTTATCGCAATTACAGAAGGCATGCATTATTCAGTTGCTACAGATGACCCTAATCAGGTAGAAATCGCAGAGATTGAGCAGCGTTATAAATGCGTAAACTTCAACAACGTTTGCCAAGTAGACAGCGAAGTAATTTATTCGTCAGAGCAAGGCTTAGTAACAATTTCACCGCAAGGCGAACAGCTAATCACAGGCGAAATCGTCACTGAAAACGAGTGGTCAGCCTATGAGCCTCGTACAGTACGACTCACATACCATGACGATAGGATTTTCGGATTCACAAAAGATGGCGGATTCATCCTACAGATTGGTTCGGATAAGCGTAGAGACAGCGACTTCTCAACACACAATGTTGTGGTTCAACGTGGCTACACCGATGAAATAAGCCCATTTATCGTTGTAAACAACGGACACATCTATGCGTGGGGCAAAGGTGAAAATGCGGTGTATGATTGGAAATCGCAAACACAGATGATGGCTGGTATGTGGCGACCTGTTGCATGTAAAGTTGTGTCACCTGACTTTGACAACATCATGCCACGTGGTCATAGAGAAGCTAAGATTAAGTATGAAGAATGGCGTAGACAGAACCCACATGCAGACGACAAAGCGTTTTTCTGCAAGTATCCTGAGTTCCAACAACATTATTCACACTTAATTGGAAATCGCCCATCGGTTACTGTTATTATTTACGCAGACGGTAGAGAGTATTTCCGGAAGAAAGTTTATTCTAATAAACCATTCCTACTCCCTAGACGGTACAAAGCGATTGATTGGGCAGTACGTATTATCGGCTCAATCAGAGTAGATGAGATTCACTTGGAAAGCTCAAGAGAGAGCTTACTAGGAGGTAAATAATGCCAACACCAACGGTTTCCTCACAACAGGGGAATAAAGCTGATGTGGATACCAGTAACAATAACAAGAACCAAAATCAAGGTACATGTGCGTCATCATGCGGTGTAAACCAAGCATATGTTGAAAAAGGTGAAGCTTGTGGTACTGGTTCTACACAGGTAAATGCTAACCACATTATTCAGTACCCTCGCCAACCTAAAATGGATGACGGTAAGTGGATTGCAATCGGTTCTTTGCTAGGTGCATTATTGGGTAAGTTCGCGGATAACGGAACACTCAATAAAGCAAAAGAAGCTGAGAACAAGTGGAAAGCGATAAATGAACAATTAGCAGATAAAGGCAGAGAAATCTGGGGTAAGATGCCAAATGAAGCTGCCGAAGCTGATAAAGCTGATAACGATTTGGAGAGTCAGTATGGATGGAACATTGCAAGGCGAGATGATGAATTGCGTAGAGCACAACAGCTCGACAACTGCAATGACCAACTTCATGAGAAGATTTGTTCATTCGCTCTCTGCGGCTATACACCTGATTATGACGGGATTACCGCTAGAATAAAAGCGGATGTAGCCGCACAGACCAAAAAGCAACGTGAGCAACTTTGCAAGAACTTGAACCGCTACTCAGCTAGACAATGTTGTGGCATTGAAACCGCTCTCGCAACTGCGGCAATTTCTACAACAGTTGGAGCATTGTATAAAGCTCGTGAAGATGAACGTGCTCGTGCATGGCAGATTAACGAAGGGTTATTATTCAAAGCTGGCGAACTTATGGAGAACCACAGAACTGGTCGCTTCGGTTCAGCTGCAACAATGGATAAAACCGGTATCAATATTCAGCAAACACGTTATGCTAGTCACAATGACAATTACCACAAACTTGCTGCATTAGGTGCGGATTTCTTGACATCAGCTGGTAAAAACTATGCATGGCTTGCAGAGAGTTATCGTAGAACAGCAGACAAAATGTCAGGTGATTTAGCTAACTTAGGGGCATTGATTGCCGTAGTATTATCCATGTGGCTAGGTAAGAACGCTGGAGAGAATAACTGTGGCGGATGATGCTAATAAATGTGCACCACACAACACATGTAGAAACTTAAAAGAAACTGGACAGAACGAGACAAAATCTGTTCAGTTTGATAATATAGTTCAACCGAAGTGTTGCGAAGATGAGAAAAAGAAAAAATGAACTCTTTAGAAACTTTAATGGGATTAAACCGACAAGGTATACCCGCTGAAATGGCATATGCAGATGACCCTATGTTGCAGTTAGCAATGCAGGGTAATGACACAGCTATGATGGAAGGCATGGGCGTACCACCGCTTGAAAATCCATATGAACTGGTAGGAATGGAACAGCCAGCTGGCGGTGACATCGGACACCAACTAACACAGCAAATGCTAGGCGGACCAGCACCTCAGTTATCACAACCTGAGATTAATGCTCTAGCACAGTCGCTAGGCATCGGCACTCAGAACAATGACCCGATGACCGACCCGATGTATTCACCACAATACAACATTATGTCTATTCTTGGAGGTAGATAATGCCATCTTATGCGATGACCGGAAATGGTATTTTCGGAGGCTCTAACAACTTTTTAAGTATCCTAGGCGGTATTGGTAACGCTTGGGGCGACGGCATGATATCAGGTATGAATATGGGTAAAGCTATTATGGATTACCAAAAATCTGTATACACAAACCCATCAGCTACTCGAGCAGCCATTGCACAGAATATTGCTAATCAAGGAACAGCGGAAGGAACACATTATAGAAACTCTATTATGAACCCTATGCTTTCTCAGTTGGCTGGCGGTGGTCAGTTAATGGATTGGCAAAAGAGCTTACTTAACAATGGCTATGTGAACGTTGGACAAGGTGTAAATAGTAATACATCAGTGCAGAATGTTGAGGGCACTCCAGTTGTAACACAACCGGCTACAACACCTGCTACAACACCTGCACAACCTAAGATGCCAACAGCACCAACTGTATATAGCTCAACAGCACCAACACCATATAACCCATATGGTAGCTTTACATTGAATACAAATTTAACTGGTTATCAGAATAACCGCACAGGTATTCCATATCGCCCAACAGGAGCTTAATATGTCACTACAACAGCGTATGGAGCTAGACGCTCGTGTTGCTAAAGCGATTGCTGATATGGAAGCTGCTAATGGCGAGCCTATTTCACCGATTGAGGAAGATGCAATCATGCTATCTGTTGCTCAAAAAATCCGGGCTGAAATGGAAGCAGAGGAAAAAGCAAGACAAGCGCAACAGGCTCAACAGGCTCAACAGGCTCAACAGGCACAACAAGCGCAACAGGCTCAATCCGCATTTTTCAACGCAAATGCTGGTGGTATATTATCGGCATTAAGCGGGGCGGGATTAACACCGGAGTTTGTTGATTCGATGGGCGCTACACATATTGCAACACCTGAAGCAATCGAAGACGCACGAGCTAAACACATCAAAGCCATGAATGGTGAAGACCCGAATGGCGATGTGGAAGGAAGAATCGAAGCGGCTAAACCGTGGGTTGGTGAGTTTGACCCTACAACAGCCATCGGTGTAACAACCGCAGCGACCGCACAGCGATTAGCGCCTTTAATTGCTGGCTCTGCAACCACATCAACAAAAACTACTAAGACTTCGCAGGGTAAACGTTCCAATACAATGAAATCGTTATTAGGCGAAGGAACACAGAGTAAGATAACCACCATGCAACCAACCACAACACAACCTGCAGAGGTAGACCCAGCTTTACAAATTGGTTCTCGTGGTAGCTACATTCCGTCTACTGGCTTTACTACACCTAACAATGCAGGTGGAGCACAGATTACAATCTCTCCAGTAGAGTTCGGTGGAGACAACGGCGGACTTCAGTATGGTGCGATGAACGCATTATATGCAGACCCTAAACGTGCACCGTCTCTAGGTGAGTTGTTAGCATTTAGCTCAATCATGCAAGGTAAGAAAGACCTAGGTGGTCTTGACACCGTAACTGCAACAATGCAAAGTGCTGATAAGATGAACGCATACGCAGCTCAACAAAATATTGCGGGTCGTATGCAACAACTTATGCAAGGCGGAGCATCAGCAGATGAAGCTCGTTATCAAGCTGTTTCAGAAGAAATGCTACGTAACGGTCAAGGTCGTGGAGCAGCGGCTATTACAATCCCTGAATACGCGAAAGCAGCTGATGCACAAGCAGCTCGCAACCTAGATACAGCTCTGACCGCAGGTGGTAATTATCAAGCTAACGGTGCATTTGGATATACCCCATTAGGCATCGGTTCTGTAACTGCTAACTCTGATGGTTCATACAATATGAACGTTGGTGGACAAAACATCACTGGTGTAGCACCTGAATATACACGAATGAGTGTATACGGAGCGATAAAAGGCGATGGAAGTGGTAGTAAGTTAGCTAATGACTATGACTTGAAATACAATGACAAGTTATATAGCACCACGGTTGATGCTATGAAAGCTGAAACTGAAGCAGCTAAGATTTTATATGACATCAACAAAGGTGTTTATGGCGACCCAAGAAGATTATCACCCGAGCAGAAAGTACAACTCGCCTACGAGATAGAACGTGCAAGAGCACTCGGGAGAGAAGCTGGTAAAGCACAACCAGGTACAAACACATCAGGTAATAAAACAGGTATAGACCCTAAATGGTTCTAGGAGAATAGAATGGCAACACTACAACAACAGCAAGCGTTCTACCGCACACATTTACCATATGCGGAACGTGCAGCACAACAACTTGGGACACACCCATTCAATATTTTAGGTCAGATGGCACTAGAATCTAATTGGGGTCAATCAATCGCAGGTGCTCATAACTATGGTAACATCATGGAGACCCGTAAAGGTGTTCAAGGTGTTTGGGCGAACGATAATGGCAACCGTAGACAATTCCGTAACTTTGCCAACGACCAAGATTACTACAACCACTTCGTTGGGTTAATGGGTCGTAGATATAAAGGCGTACAAGGTGCGATGTCTCCACAAGCCTATGCAACAGCATTAAAAGCAGGTGGCTATGCAGAGGACCCGAACTATGTACAGTCTATTGGTAAAATGTACAATGCAGTGAACAAGGTTGCAGGTACATTGGGTGGTCCATACCAGTGGAACGGTCAGCCAACTACAGCAGTTCCTGTAATGGCTGGTAATGGTGGCGGAGATAATATTCGCCCACGACCTGATGCCGGTCCTTCAACAATGAACGCTCTACAAGGTGCACCGCAACCACAGAGCAATCCGCTTGTTGGGCAACTGCAACCTGACGCACCGCAACAGTTTTACACCAATACCATGGACTCACTAGGCGGGTATAGAATCCGTAGACCTGATGAGTGGCGAAACGGTGGAGCACAAATGATTGTTCCTAACGGAATTTAAATGACATTTTAATCAACTACGATTACAATAAGGGCTATCTAAGTAGGTAGCCCATTTTATTGGAGATTTTATGACACAATCAGTAAACGGCATGAATCGTTCCATGAGAACGCTCGTCAATGACGCACTAGCCCGTCGTCAGGCAGCCGAAGATTTAAAGCAGTCTTACTATGCAGATGCTATTGCACGTGAACAAGCACAACGTGAAGCTGAACTCGCACGTAGAGAAGCGGAGCTAAATAGCACCACAGTGCAAACGGGAGACCCTCAACAACCGCAACAGCAACAAGCCGTCTCTCCGTTAGATGACCCTAACTCAGCACTCTCTCAGTTATTAAGAGAGCGTGGTGTGAGTAAGGAAGATTATCTAAACAAACTTACCACTGCAGAGCGTCAATATGACTATGCAGACCCGATTTTAGAGCAGAAGTGGAACACCTATGTTGCAGCTAACCCTGATGTAGCACAACAATCAGGCGAGCAGTTACAACGCACAAAAGACGCGTTCTTTAATCAAGGTCGTAATTTATACGCTGCTAACTTTAAAGCACTAGAAAAAGCGGAAAGCCCCGTACTAAACAGATTGGGCAACATAGCTGGCGATGCTGTAGAAGGCGTGTCTGAACTATTTACCGGTGCAGGTGGTTTATTAAAACCTGTATTCGGCAACGATAACATTGTGTCAGAGGGTCTAAACTTTATCGGTGAGGCTGGTAAAGCAGGTGGTAAAGCCTTAGCGTCTGATGCAGAGAACGACCGTGAAAAATACTTCTACAAGTTGATGGAAACTGGTAGATACAAAGACGCGGCTAAATTTGCAGCTGAAAACCCGCTTATGTTAGGTGGTGAAGCTGCACAAATGATTGCAGGTACTAAAGGTTTCGGGCTATTAACCAAAGGTACAGCTAAACTTGCTGGTAAAGGTTTATCTGCAGTTGGTGCAGAAACATTATCGAAAGGTGTAAATGCTGCCGGTCAAGCAATCGGTAATAGTATGCCTACCTACGCAGGTATGTCAGTAGGTGGTCAGGTTGCAAATGAATTAGCACAACGTGGCATCGACACTACATCACCTGAAGCTCGCCTTGCAGTTGCAATGTCGTTCATCGGCGGTGCAGCAGCAAACAAAATTACTCCACACAACATTGAGAACCAAGTTGCTAAATGGGGTTTATCTAAGGAAGCAGCTAAAACTGTTTCTAGACAAGCTATTGAAGACCTTGAGAAGATGGGCTTCATGGCATCTGCTGGAAAACGCTTAGGTGGCACACTTAAAAATGTGGTCAAAGGCGGAGTCAATGAAGGTGCTGAAGAAGCAATGCAAGAAGGTCTCGGTGCATATGCAGCTCAAGCTCTTATCGATGAAAATGGCAAATTCCGTAATTGGGATGAAGTTCCTGATAACGTTAAACAGCAAGTATTGCGTAGAGCAACTACAGGCGGTTTGCTAGGTGCAGCACTCGGTGGTACTACATCAGGTGTAACTAATGCGGCATTCGGTGGCGTACATGGCGACATGCAACGCAGAGCAGATTATGAAACTTCAAAAGCTAAATACGCTGAAGAAGATAGAGTAAAAGCGGAGGAAGAAAAAGCCGCAGCGGAAGCTCAAGCACAAGAAGAAGCTCGCATTAAAGCCGAAGAAGATGCACAAAAACGAGCAACACTCGCTGAGTTAGATGCAGCACAGGAAAGAGCAGAGCGTGAAGCAGAGTATGAACAAGCATTAAACAACGCAACACGTACTGCAGAAGCTGACGATGAACTCAATAACTTACGTACCGAGTTCGGTGCATCTGCTATTGACAGCAACGAGGTGAACACCAACCGTGCACGTAGAGAGTATGATAACTACTTAAACTCTCAATACGAAGCATTGATGAACTCAGAAGAATTAACTGACGAGCAACGTGACATCTTAGCTAACACATGGGGTGATGGTAATCGTACATTACGTGCTAAAGCTAACCTTCTGCAACAGCTTGGCGTAGATACTATGCCTGAGCAGTTCACACGTACACAGAAGAACGGCAAGGTTGTATTTAACCACAACTTAGACAAGCACATGGACTACCGAGCAGATGAATTAACACAATCTGCACAAGCAGTTTATGATGATGCTGATACTCGCTTAACTCGTTTACGTGCAGAAGTAAATGACCCATTCATTATCTCTGACGCTGAGACCGCATTGAAACGTGCAGCAGATGCGGGTAACGAAGGTGCATTACGTTCAGCCCTTGCGAAAGTTAAACAAGCTGAGAAAGCATGGGAAACCCGCCAGAAAGAACTAGCAGAACAGGCTAAGTTAGACGCGAAAGCACAGCAACAAGCAGAACGTGAAGCTCGTCAAGCTGAGAAAGAAAATGCAACTGCAGAAGTACAGGCGGCAGAAGGCACTCGTGAAGCTCGCTACAACGAATCTTATTCACGTGCTAGTCGTTCACAAGCAGTTAAGAGCTTAACTCCGGCAGAACGCATCGCTGTTCAGACTCGACTTACACAAGACCAAGAGTTTGAACGTGAGTTGCAAGACCAGTATGCAGACAGACTAATCAAGACAGGCAAAGCAAAATCAAAAGCTGATGCTGTCAGAATGGCATTAGAAACAGATATTGATACCTTGTTATCTGAATATCGTCCAAATAAGTTATCTGCGAAATTTAACAAAGTGAAAGACCGTTTACCAGCAAGTGATGGGCTATGGTGGACACCGCAAGAACGTGCAACAGTTAAAGCTGAGATTGAAGATTTCTTCAAAGAAGCAGGTGTTCCTGACACAGTGGATATTAACAACTTACGTGCAAGCGTTGAAGGTATTAACTCGCTCCGCAGAAACATGCCGCCTGAATTACAAGAGAAAGCAAATGCGATTGTATCTGCAATCTCAACTGGCACACCAGTAGGCGTGATGAAACAAGCTGGCAAACGTGCTATTGACGCAGCGACAAAAGTAAATAGTCTTAAACCTGTGGAGGATTTCACGGGAAAGTCGCAAGCCCCTTCAAAGGGGCGACAAATGCGAAAGGCAAACGCAGAAACCAAGCGTTCGACCTCTTAGACATTCTCAATGTCGGAAGTGCTAAATTGTCGCCTAGTTATTTTAAAGATTGGTCAGCAGACTTATTAAAAGGCATCATGGTAAAAAATGATGCCGAACTAGCCACAATTATGTACGGTACACGCTCGCCTGAAATTCAACGCCAAATTCGTGGGCATATGAATGAGCTGCTAGATGCGTTCGGTGTTAAATCACGCAACGACATGGACCCGTTCAACACATTTACTCGCACATATAGCAGAGAATCTCTCGCAAAAGTAAGTGCAAGTATTAATGAATATGTGAACAGCGAGTCTGATAATCTCACACCGCAAGAAGCATTTGCGATGACAGCATTTAAACACGAGCTAGACATCTACTTAATGACAGACGGTCATCAGTCTCCAGTGGTATCTAATCTCCGTGCGGACATGGCAAATGAGAACTTAGGTAAATTATCAAGTGCGACGCTCCGTAACACCAACAAGCTTTCACAGGCATTAGAGCATATTGAGTCACAGTTTACACCGTCTGAGATTTCAGCTCGTGTAATCGGTCGCATTAAACAACTTGCGATGGATAATGAAGTCGAGTTCCACGTGTTGTCAGATGAAGAAATGAACGCACGTTATGGTGAAAGTTCGCAAGGTGCATATGATGGCACAACTGCAACGGTGTATCTCCGTGATGGCATGACATTTAACGACCAAGTGCACACACTCGTACACGAAGCAACACATGCGTTCCTTAATAAGAAAGCATTTGCTTACAGCAACTTTAAACAAGCACGTATTCAAGGTAGACAAGTTACACCTGCTGACTTCGGTTTAACAGAGCAAGATTTAAGTCTACTTACCGACATGGAAGCACTGATGAATAAAGTGCGTGGAAGTGACGTGTTTAATCACCCACGTTATTCAGAAGTTGCTAAAGTGCAGGCAGAAGATGGTTCTGCAGTGCCGTATGGCTTGTCATTTGATGAACATTCACACCACGCATTATCTGAATTTGCATCAGAGATGTTCTCATCTGACCAATTCAGACGAGCAGTTGCAGATGCAGTATCGCAAGCTGACGGTGTTAATTTACATACAGCGAAAGGCAGAGTGCGTCAGTTATTACGTAAGATTGCAGAGTTCTTAGGATTCTCTCGTAAAACCGATGTAGATGCAGTTGGCATGTTCATTGAGAATGGAATGAAGTTATTATCTTCTGTTCCATACCGAGCAGTAAGCAATGGCACATCACTGCTTAAAAGTAGCAAGGTGAAAGATGAAGTTGTTGATAAAACACGTTTCATCTTAGACCATGAGAAAGGTATTCAATACTACCAGTTCAAACGTAGAACAGGTGTTGAAGGACCAGCAGTAGCAGAAGCCAGTGCATACCGCGAAGTAGATGATAATGGTAATCTCCGTGACACATGGAGCTTGTCATATCGCAACCCAAGTAATCTAGCTGAGTGGGTGCAAGAAGATGGATTAACAATCTCTCAACTCGCAGACCGTGTAAATGGTTTAGATTATATGGTGTTAAACCGTAACGGTAATACACGCATCACCAAACACGTAAACGAACAAATTGAAAAGGTATGGGCGTTACACCCAGCACTAGCAAAAACCTTACTTAAATTGCGTGACTGGATGGCGACAATCTCAGGTCAAGAAGCAGCAGATAACTTCTTAGATAATGCAGTTGGCGTTGCAATGAAGTTAGAGTACTACACACAAGACCGTGATGTGATGCTAACATGGGCAACCCGCATGGCTGTAGCTAAATATGGCAAAGATAATGTACCTTTAGACTTACAGAATGAAGCAAACATTATCCGTGCAGAATACAACAACTACATGACCGAGAGTGGCATTGGTAAATTAACTGGACTTGACCATAAAAAACTCATCACAGACTATGTTGAGAAGTTAGGTTGGACAAAAGAATTTACCTCAGATGTTGTGTATGCAGCAATGGCACGTGAACGTTCTCGTCAGTTCGCTGAAAATCCGGGCGGTATTAACCCATATACAGGTGAACATTGGCGTGATACTAACCATGTGTCAGGCTTTAAATTTACTGACAAGAACGGTAATAAAGTTGCCGATGAAGATGGTTCTAAATTCTTCGCAAGTCTCGATGTCGAACAAAGCCGTCAAGTCGATGAGTTCATTAAAATGTGGATTGCACAAAATGACACATTAACCGACCTAGAATATGCGAGCGGTGTAATTTCAACTGAGACCTATGAGCAACGTAAAGGCGTGTTCTACGCTCCGTTGAAAAATGAATGGGATAAAGAGACAGCATTTAACAAGATGGCTCGTGGTCGTACAACAACCGCGAAAGACCCGTTCACTAACTACTATGCTCATGCAGACATGCGTGTGGCATATGCATTACGCCAACGTGAGAACCAATACTTACTAGAAGCAGGTCAAGAGTACGGACTCGGTTCATTATTTACTGTGAACCAAACTCAATTCGTAGGTAAGAACGATTCTATCGGTATGCAATGGAGAGCACCTAATATGTCTGACGGTACTTCATGGACAGTGTTTAAAAATGGTATTCCATACACACTTACCATTAAAGACCCGACAATCCAAAGAGCATATCGCTCAACCCGTAATTGGGAAGATAGAGCGGCAATTTGGAAAGTGCTAGGCAACATTACTCGCTTTATGTCTACTGTACGTACAACGTTGTCACCGGGCTTCTTACCTGTGGCTTATGCACGTGACCTTGCAACTGCAGTAGTTAATATGCAAGCTGCATATCGTTCAATGAACGGTAAACAAGTATTAACCGATGCAGAAGCAGCGAGACTTGCACCATTAGTAGTTAAACGTGCAGTGTCATCATTACCTGCAATCTTAAAAGGTAAATGGACTGGCAACCGTCAATGGCAATATGACATCTTTAAACGCTATGGTGGCGGTGTTGTAATGAACGCCCGCATGGACTTTGAAGAATACAACAGCTGGCTTGCAGACAACACCTTTAATAAAGGTTTAACTGCTAAAGATATGGCGGTGAACACAGCGAAGAAAGGCGTTCAGAAAATTAGTGAAATCTCACATGCCCTTGAAGATAGCGTTCGTTTTGCATCATTCATGGAGTTTGTAGAGCACAAAGCTGGACACAAGTTCGCAGATGCTAAGTCACTTGTATCATTCTTAGAAGCTAACCCTGAAATTAAGAAACAGGCAATTAATGGTTCTAAGAACATTACAGGTAACTTTGAAATTAAAGGCAGTGCAACAACACTACGTTCACTCTATATGTTCTTCAACGCAGGTATGGTCGGTGCACGTACATTCGTCCACATGTTTGACCCATCTCACGGTACACATGGTGTGAAAGCAGCAGCGATGATTTTCGCCCTTTCACTTGCATCACTTGCTGCAGTAGATGGTGAGTTAGGCGATGATGAAGATGGTAAGAAAATGGGTGCGAGAGTTAAACTCACCGAGTCGTCTCTCTGTATGGGAATGTCAGCATGTATTCAGATGCCACACGAGCTCCGTTGGGTTACATCACTTGCACGTGCCCTACATTATGGTGCACAAGGTGATATTGAGATGTCAGATGCAGTACGCTCCGTTGCAAATAATATCTTCCAAGTGTTTGTACCGTTGCAGTTCGGTGAAGATATGACACGTGGTGATGACTTAGTAGTAGGTGCGTTCCCGACCGTGTTACAACCGTTCATGCAGAACATCTTAAACCGTGACTCATTCGGCAATCGCATTGTGAATGAATATGCATACCGTGCAGATGGCTCACGCATTAAAGATGCACCTGACTGGATGAAGTCTAAAATTTCAGACCCGTATGTTGCAAAAGAACTGGCGTTACAGTTGAGCAGAATTGGATTAGATGTGTCATCATCAGAAATTACACATATGTTCCAACAATCTCTCGGTGGTGTGGGCTCAGCTATGTTAAAATTAATCCGTGGCTACGAGAGCGGAGAAGGTGCAGCAGAGACATTTGGTAAAGTGTTCCTGAATGGATTTATCCCTCGCTACGATAATCAAGCATTGAAAAAAGAAGTTGCTGAAAAAGTAGCTGACTTAAAATCAGAATTATCACGTGGCACAGACGGTTATAACATGGTGAAAAGTAAGGCAGACTTGCAAGCAGACCCACGATGGAATAAACTTGTTGCGTTAGAAAAACAGCTCGACAAACTCGAGCGTGGCATCAGTTATAACGGTATGACATTCGCAGGAGCGATGCGTCAGAAAATCTCTGCACAACAGGCTGGTGATGTAGATGCAATGTTAGAAGCAGATAACGCACTAGACATCATGGGAGCGGAGAGACGCAAGGCGTATGGAGACATGTTAGAATTGTTTGAAGAACTCGAGGATGACATTGATGAGTAAATTAAAAGAGGTGTTCTGCTACGACACCTCACCCATTGGCAAGTTATCAGAGTGGCTAGTCAAAGTATATAAAAGTGCTGAGATTACCGTTGATACTCGCGAAGTTGATGAATTTAAGACTTACTGCTGGTGCTGTGCCTTATGGCGTGGCATCGCTGTAGGTGTTGTTATTGGACTAACCGTAGGACTATTATTTTGACACGTATTGTGATTACAGCAGGACACTCTAACACCGACCCGGGTGCAGTGTCCGATGGTTATAAAGAAGCTGATTATGCAGCAGATATGCGTAACTATGTTGCGTATTATCTACGTAATTGGGGCTTCGATGTTGTAACAGATGGCGAAGGTCGTGTAAACGCACCACTTGCACAAGCTGTACGACTCATTCCGGGTTCAGACCTTGCAGTTGAGTTCCATCTCAATGCAAGTACGAATAAGACAGCTCGTGGCATCGAGGTGTTATCACGCGATAACCGTAAACGTATTTCACAGAAAATCGCTAAAGCGGTTCAGTCTGTAACAGAGTCGGTGCTTCGTGGTGATGACGGCTGGAAGCCTGAAGATTCCGGTCAGCATAAACGCCTCGCGTTTGTTTCTGCTGGCGGTTTAATTGTGGAGTTAGGCTTTATCTCTAACTTTACAGAAATGAAGGTTCTAATGGAAAAACGCTGGTTAGTTGCAAAAGCTATCGCTGAAGCCATTAGAGAAGAATACAAGTAAGGAGTAAATAATGGGTTGCACAAAATGTGGGACTGACCTTAGCTCACTACACCTGATTGTGAAGGACATTATTCGTCAGTTAATTGATGAAGGTAAATTACAAGAAGGTTTAGTGGATTGTACTGACAAACGCTTATGGCGTGATTCACGTGTTCTCACATGTGACTTATTAGGCGATGCAGTATGTCAATTAATTACTAACGGTGACATTTGCTTAGTTAAACCTGAAGCATTGACCGTTGAGAAACAAGAAAATGGTTCACACAAAATCTCGTTACTCATGTCTGACGGTACTGTATTAGATACCACAGCACGACTAACAGATGGTGTGTTAAACAGCGTGACTTATGATGCTAAAACTAAAATCGCTAAATTTACGACTACAAATGGCGACAGCTATGAGATTAAACTCGACATTCCTGAGCCTGTAGAGTACACGTTCACTACAAAAGAAAATGGCGACATTGAAGTTGCTAATGGTAAAAAAGAAGTATTAGCTACCATTCCAGCAATTAAAGTGAAAGCTGTGAAGAAAGCCGACGGTGATGTTGTAATTACAAACCAAGATGGTTCTACTGTAGAAGTACCAGCAATTAAGGTAAAAGCTGCTAAAGAAGCAGACGGTAAAGTTGTAATTACTAACCAAGACGGCACTACTGTTGAGATTGAAAAGCCGGCAGAGTTTGATTTATCTAAACATGTAGATAATAAATCTGTACGTTTGAAAGATGGTAAACTTGAAGTTATCAAAGAAAAATGTGCAGTAGCAACAAACCTTAGTGCACTTGAAGCGAGCGATGGCACACTTAAACAGTTAGGCAACACCTGTTTCACCGGTTTATACAGTGCAACATCAGATAGCGCGACACTCGGTGTACCAGTTGCATTAGATAAAACTGATGTTGAGACATCTAACGCTGTTAATGCTAAGTCAGAAGCGGTAGAAGGCATTGAGTTAGATTTCAACGGTTGGCAGATTGCTACTGGTTCTGAGGTAACTCAGTACATTTACACGCGTGTAGAAGGTGGCAAACAATCTGGCTGGGTACGCTCTAATGACGGTGGTATGAACGAGGACGGTACACTTAGAAATCCTGCCGGTTGGGGTAAATGGGTGTATGAGTTAAATCTTCCTGAGCAACCAGTACAGAAAGGTTTAGACTGTGATGCGATTGACGCACTTCCGCAAGTAGGCTGGAAGAAAGGCACAGTTGTGTTAGCTAAACAAGACGGTCGTTGTGTACGTTTAGCAGCGTTAGACTCTATCTTCCAAGAAATTGGCGTTGGTATTAATGCTGATAAAACTAACACCTTCACTGGCGAAGATTACAATGTGGTTGTAACGGTAACCAACACAGGTGAAGGTAAGAATGATTTAACCAACTTAAATATCGTAGGACCAGCAAATGTTGAGGATTATGAGATTAAGAACGTTACATTCTCACAAACTGAAGCGGCTACGGTTGAGAAAGTTAATGATTTAACGTACAACATCAAAGGTCTTAAACGCGGTGGTGTGGTAAACGTACGTTTCACTGTAACACCTAAGAAACAAGGTAACTTCCAGTTTACAGCGTCTGTAAACCCTAATACTGCGTTTGATAAAGACTTAGGTAATAACAACGCAACTCTTATCCTGAGTGCGATTACTAAAACTACGGCAGTTGTAAGCGAAGGTTGCCCACCTATTACATTGACGGATTTAGGTTCAAATACAGTGCTAGCACAACAACCTAATGATTATAGAAATGGTGACGGTCGCAAGTACAACGTATCTCCATCATCGGTAGATAGAGGGGACTTACAGTATGGCGCAAATATTTTTAAAAACTTGCGTACGTTAAAAGGTTTGCGCTTAAAATTCGATAGCGATGTCACAGTTTTAGCCGCAGGTGTAACGGTGGACGATTTGTCATATAGAAATATTGGCGTTGGTGTTGGTGACCGTGTTAATACGTATGAGCCATTACGCGCGCGTCTACAAAGTACACAAAATATTTTCAATACACGTCTAGACCCGGATACAACGTTCACGTTCGACTCCGACCCGTTGCTAGGTAAGATTATGTCGCTTCCAATAGACAGTGATAATGTCTTAACTGTTACAGAAGATGTTAAGTCGCTTATTATCGCAGTTCGCCCTCGTGATAAAAACTGCTTCTGGCAAACTTGGTATCTAGCAGCAACAACACCTATGCTATTTAAAGGGGTTACTGTATCGAATGTTACAGACGCTGTTATGACACACGCAGTTACAGCTACTGAAACTGGTAAAAGTATTGACTCTATGTTAGAGACAGTTAATGTTATCCCTAGCGGTAGAGACAAGTTATCCGCGTCTAAAGGAACGTGGAACAAGAAAGTAGTATTAACCGTTCAGTCTGGAATCCCTGCGTCTGCGGATATTAATTGGGGTGATATTCAACCAGCGTTGTCGAGTGGTTTAGTAACACTTACAGCAAACAAAATCTCTGTAAGTGCAAACGCTAAGGCTACTGACAGTATTCGTTCGCAATACTTAGATGTAATCATCGAGGAGTAATAAATGAACTTAGGAAGCCGTAGATTAGGTGCTGGCTGTTCAACTTGTGGCGGTGTAAACCGCCCTACCAACCAGTGTGATGAACGTAAAGTTGTGAGCATTTCTAAAGCTGGCGACAGCCTTATTATTGCTCTTGATGACTGCACATTCTTCAAAGCGGACATGAGTGTGTTAGACCCTTGTGTCTGCGGTAAGGAAGGTGAGGCAGGTGGCAATGCAACCGACGCAGAAGCAATTAAAACTCTAAAAGATTCTATTGCTAAGTTACAAGAAAAAGTAACTGCACTAGAGGCGAAAGAAGATAAAGATACAATCTTTGACCCTGAGTCTTTAATTGGTCGTATCGCAGCTCTAGAAGGTAAAGAAGATAAAGATACAGTGTACGATGACACTGCTATTCGCAATCTGATTACTGCATTGCAGAATAAAGAAGATAAAGATACTGTCTTTGACCCATCTGCACTAGAAGCACGTGTTAAAGCTCTTGAAGATGCGCCTGCTGGTGACAGAATTGATACTACTGCATATGTCCGTAAAGACGAGTTAGTAGATATTCAAAACTGGTCTGGAGAAGTCAAATTTAAAGCCTACCCAGCTCAAGTATTTACTCCAGCTGGCTACCACTTATAAACCGTAGCCCTGCGGGGCTACATTCTTACAACCCACAAAAACAGGAAAAATTAGCCATGGCAGCTATTCAATTTTTTGAAAAACCTGAAGTTGGTAAAACAACTGAGGTAGTAGACAACCATCTTGAAGTTAAACCAGATAACTCTGGTAATGTTAAATTCACCCGCACCGATGACGGTTTAAAAGGTGAAGTAACATTACCTGAAGCCAGAGTTGTAATTACTAAGGTAGAGATTATTGATAACAAAATTAAAGTTACCAAGTCTGATGAAACTACTGAAGAATTACCATTACCTGCGCAAGCGGTTGATGTGAAATTAAAAGGTGCAGAATTAACCGAAGATAACAAACTAAAATTAACGTTATCTAATGGCGACATCTTAGAAGCAGATTTAGCTAAATTTGTAGATGCACCTAAAGCAGCAACTGAATACTGGACTGAAATCAAAGCATTACCTGATTTCAAAGATACAGTGATTGAGTTACTTAAATCACCTGAAGCTAAGGCAGCGTTGCTCGAAGTGCTTAAAGGTGAAGAAGTACAAAACTTAGCGGGTGATACTAAAGGTTACTTACTTGCTAAATAATCTAATACGGGGGAGAAATCCCCCTTTGGAGTATAGATGAAAGTAGCAGAAATCTCGGAACTTCACCCTTCAGATTTTACAGTAGAAGATGGCAAAGTTCGTGTACTTAAAGCTTATAACTGGTATATGGCAGAATTTGCTTTAGACAAAGAATTTATGACTACTGAAAATCCACGTGCGTATCTAGACCCTCAATTTAGAATGTTATCTGTGTTTGACGGTGTAGGTAAAACACATTTAGAATTTAAGGTGCTTAGAGATATTCCTGATGGTTCAGTAATATTTAAGCTCCCTGAAGATGCACCAAATAATCTAGACAAAGCAAGTGCTCAAACTTGGGATGGCGGAACAATTTGGTACAACAGTAACAACCGAAATATCTATGGTAAAGGTCTTAGAGCTGGACGCTCTTATGCTGTAGATTTAGTAGGATTTTTTGGAGATTAATATATGACAGTCGTAGTCATTTTTAAAGACGATTTAGATAACAAAACCGTTAAACAAGTCGAAACCCCTGCTGGTAAAAAAGTAGGTGCACCGGGTGCAGAGATTGAAGTGTTAGACAGCTACAATCTACAAGACACCGACACACATTATTATGTTAAGGAAAATAAATACCTTAAACATGTAGAGACAGGTGCAGTGTGGGCAGCTCAGGTTGCGGTGATGAAGAAACGTGGTGAGCCAATTAACGAAGAATTAACACCTGATTCAACTGTGAAATTCGTTCCCGGTGCAGAAACTAACTACTGGCGATTTAACCTAACCAGTGCATTGTCTGGCAATGTAGTTTCAGCCTCACCTGTAGATGCGGGTAACTATACTGATAAGACAGGTATCTTTGCGCAATATGCAAATGCTAAAGAGGCAAATGCTGATTTAGCAACTAAGAAACTCGCTGTTACTACTAACGAGTATTTCTTAGATACTGGCGACCACAATAAAGTGTTAGCGACTACATTTGAGTTGCCATATCCTGAGTTACCATACCGAGAAGGTAAAGCTGAGGCGTACTTAACTGCCGAAAGTTATGATGGTCATGTAAAGTTGGTAATTACAGAGAGCGATGAGCGTCAAGCTGCAGAAGCAATGGAAAAAACATACCACTATAAATATACCGACATCAACGGTAAAGTTTACGAGGGTACTAAAGTTTCCACAGCACACAACTTGTCGGTGTCAGATTTCGAGTCTACTGTACCATGGTACATGATTGAGAAAGCTGAATACTCGGTTGAACCGTTCCATGTTACAGGGTTCTTCTTCGATGAAGAAATTGCACCTGAGAAAGCTACAGCTCAAAACCTAGTAGACCATTTATAGATGGAGTAACTTATGAAATGTTCGATTCTTTCTAAGTTCTATGGGCGTGATACCCGTGCAGTTTTAGTCGGGTCTGTTGCAATTAATAGTATCTTACTATTAGCAGTTTTAGGGGACTACTTTAAAGTTCTCGACTTTTCACTCCCTAAGACACTAGAAGCCGAGCCGATTTCATTCATCACTCTTGCTATTGCCGCTATTGTAGTCGGGGCTCTTGCTCCGATTTCAAAGGGCTATAGAAAACAGATGTTCAAATCGTTTGCGTTTCTTTCTAGTACCGTTGTTCAAGTTATTTTTGCGAATGGGTATGTGACGGATTACCCGCCACTCTCACTTATGTTGTTAGTGAGTTCTGCACTTGCCATTTGGTACTTCGGTGCAGCAGTATATGTATTAAGATGTGAGGGTTTAGATGGAGATTACACAACAATCGATTGAGTTTGGTCTCCTCATACTCGGAGCATTGCTCGGAGCATTTAAAGGCACGACCTATTATGATGCCGGTAAGAGCTTTGCCGTTAGATTATTAGATGCGTGTGTTGGGACTTATGTAGGTGCGATTATTTCATATCACTACGCTTCTCAACTCAGTATTTGGTATGCTTGTATTTTATCTGTGGTTGCGGGGGCGAGCGGGGCGATGA